TATTCGATAGAAGCGGAGAATATTCTTCAAGCAGTTATAGAATTAAATTTACTATTGATTAATTAAAAATTATACTTCGGAATAAAATTAAGGGCTTTTGCCCTTTTTTTTATATATTGTGGTCTAATGCCTTAATATGAAAAAAATAAAAGACTTTTTTTGGCAAAACGCTAAATCAATATCGTTTATAGTTATACTTTTGATTACAGTATGGATATGGAATAGTATTGTTAGTTATATATTATCACAAATAAAGTAGGAAATGATTAAAGTACTTACTTTTTTATTCATTCAGTTGCAAGGTAATTGGGATGCTACATCTATACTGCAAGAGATGGATAAGTCTTGGTCAGTTGGTAATGGTTGTTATGAAGCTAATTATAAGGTGGTAGATGTGTATGGTAATTTAGAACTAAACAGTAATACTTTAGAGGTGTTAGATGCCACTATACAAGTTTTCGGATGTGTAATGAATTATGGCGAGTATATAGATGTTTTAGATTCGGAATATATTATATACAAATGCGAGAGTTCAAATATTATAGAACACCAACAATTAAGCACACCACAATTAGAAGAAGAAAAAGTAAGATTGTACCCAAACCCTACCAATGAAATTTTAAATATAGAAATAACAAGTTTAGATTATTATGAGGTTTATAACATAAGTGGACATTTTATAAAAAAAGGAGATACCAAAAGAGTAGATGTAAGAAATCTAAATCAAGGTATTTACTTTCTTGTTGTTTACTGCGGTTATAAAAAAGAAGCGTTAAAATTTATAAAGAAGTGATTGGATTGTTATACGAATTTTGTCAAAAATGTGATAAGATGGGTATTACACCCGCAGAAAAAGAAATAGATTTATTTTTAAACTATATTAATAAAAAAGAATATAGAGAAGATTTTATTAGATTTTGTTTTTATAATTGGGAAAATAGATATACTTATTTAGAATTAAAAGTATTAAGTAATTGAGAAAAATAAAAAACATAGTAGTACATTGTTCAGCAACTCCCGAAGGAAAAGATTACACCATAGAACAAATTAGAGAATGGCACTTGGCTCGTGGATGGCGAGATATTGGGTATCACGTTGTTATTTATAGAGATGGTTCGGTACATCAAGGAAGAAGTGATAACCAAATCGGTGCGGGTGTTAGAGGACACAATAGACATTCAATTCACATCTGTTATATCGGAGGTGTAGAAGCCAAAAAGGTAAATGGAAAATGGATACCTAAAGATACGAGAACAGAAGAACAAAAGGATGCTCTTGTAGATATGTGCAACTACTACAAAAACCTACATCCAAAAGCAAATATTGTCGGTCATAGAGATTTCAAAGGTGTAACAAAGGCTTGTCCAAGTTTTGATGCCTTGAATGAATATCAACATATATCAGATAAGTACAATCACTTGGATTTGAGTGATGACGATTAGATATTATTGCATTTATCAAATTTATATAACTTAATTATTGTAATTATTGTAAGGCTATAATTATTATTCTTAAAAATAATTTTTGATATTTGCTATATTTTGAGTTATAATCTCTACTATGAAAAATAAAAACATATTACTTTTTGGGGCAATAGGAGTAGCACTATACTACTTACTAAAAAAAGATAAACCATCTACGATTGGCGGAACAACCTCAACAACAAAACCAACAAACACTCAACCTTATCAAAAATTTGAATTTTCTAAAGAGGATTTAATGAGAACAGATAGGACAATCGTTTTGACAGAAGATGTCGGGATGACAAAAAGAATGGGTGCGGTATTAGAATATAAATTACCATATAGAGGAGGTGCAAGACCATCTCAATTTATGGAAAGAACTTCGGGTATGTGGATAGTTAGGGGTAATTTACCAAATTTAAAGACAGTAAAAGTTTGTAAAAATAGCGAAATGGGAGATTTTATGCCAATAGGTATGCCATTTGATGACCCAAAAAATTGCGTAATGGTGGCTCGAACTCAAGATGTAGTGGACTTTATCTTTTCATCAGATATGAAGTGGAATGTAAAGTTTGGGAAAAAAGTTGTTAAAGGATTGGATTTGGCTTATCCAATGAACATTCCAAAAACTTATGGGTTTCCATCGGTAGTTTTAAAAAATAAATAAATTAATAATTAATAATTAAAATAAATCAAGATGAAAAAGGATATGAATTTAGTTCAGTTTGCTTTAGGATTAGTAGGATTAGCAGTATCAGTTTACGTTGTAGGCTACGCTTTTAAGAAAGGTTCAGAAGCGGGAGCATAATGTTTAGATACGTTCTAATAGGTTTAGGTTTAGGAGCAACTTTTGTTCTATTTGTTAGTGCTAAAAAAAGGAGCGTATTAAAAAAAGATGGTAAAGGTATAGCCCGATTCCTTATGGGGTTGGGCTATTCTAAATCTAATGCTTCGGGTATTGCGGGAAATATTTATGTAGAATCAAAGTATGACCCACAAGCTATCGGAGATAATGGAACATCATTTGGTCTTGCTCAATGGCATAAAAGTCGTTGGGATAGATTAAAAAATTGGAGTAATGAAAGAGGTTTAAATATTAATTTTTTTGATACTCAATTAAGATTTATAGATTGGGAATTGAATAATACAGAGAAAAAGGCTAAATCTGAACTACTTGCAACAACTACACCAAGAGATTCAGCTTTTGCGTTTGCTAAGTATTACGAAAGACCTCAAAGGATTGCTCAAGAAAGAATGAATAAAGCAGAGGAAATATATAATAGTTTATAATGAATGACAATAAAGAAAGAGATAAGTACATTCTTGCATTTTGGTCATTGATTGGGGTTATTTTATGCCTTGTTTATTTAATATTAAAAAATAATTTATGAAAGCACCATTGAATACAGATAATTGGAGTGGCTCAATTAAGTCAGATAAAGCACCATTGAATACAGATGATTGGAATGGTTTTATATCTGCTGAAATGTCAAGAAAATTATCTCAAGAGTGTCAATGTGTTACTACACCTTGTAATTGTGGAGCAATAAATAATGTACCTACATTACCGCCTAAGACTATAACTCTTGGTTGTGAACGTTCCGACCAAATACAAAAATATGGTTCTTACGATGCTTGTATGAAATCAAGAGCAAAAGAAATGTCTGACCAAATTTTTAGTGAGGATGATTTGGCTAAAATGAAATCTACTCTAAAAAAGCAAAAAATAAAAAAATATCTTATATACGGGCTTATTGCAGTAGCGGGATTTTTCGCATATAAAAAATTTAAAAAGTAGGAAATTAATAAAAAAATAAAAAGATATGAGTACAATGAGATGGCAATTCAGAAAAGAAACACGAGGTGTAGCTTTAACTGATGGTAAAATGTTTAAAAAGGGAGATGCTATTCCCGTAACAGTATATGAATTATATATTGATAGCAGAGGTGGTGGAAGTAATACATCTGAAGTATATTATTATGGAAAAGCACCTAAAGGTGTAGATTCAGAACCTACTCTGCGACCACCAAGCGGACAACAAATACAATTAGGTAAGGAATTTGAATTAGCAGAAGAAAACTCTACGGGAATTTCTCCAAAAACTTCTGAAACCAAAGGAACTGTTGATAAACTAACAAACAACAAAACAGTTATGTGGTTAGGATTAATTGTGGTAGGATATTTTGCTTATAAATATATTAATAAAAAATAATAGCTATGAATAAATCAACAATAATGTGGATAGTAGGAGGTATTGGTACTGCGGTAGGAGGATACTTCTTATATAAAAGAATAACTCGACCAACCGAAACTTTTGGAGAAGTGTCAAAGCCAAATACAAGTGGTGGTAGCACAAGTTCTTCAAGTTCTTCAACTTCAACTACTAATAATGATGGACTACCATTAAAGCGTGGTAGTAAAGGGGAAAAAGTAAAGCAACTCCAAAGATTTTTAGTTGCAGAGGGTTACAACATTGGAAGTTTTGGTGCAAACAGAGATGGAGTAGATGGAGATTTTGGTCGTATGACTGAAAAAGCAGTTATAGAAAATCAACAACCATTTCCATTTTTTAAATCTATGTACCCAAGTGCAGTAGAAGGTCAAGTATCTGCTGACTTTTATAATAGTAATATTAAAGGGCAATACTAATTGACGAAAAAAAACCTAATATTATTTAGTGTTGGGGCGGTGCTTGGTAGTACTGCCTTGATTTTAATATTGAGAAAAGTTTTAGTAAAGTACAGAGTTGTTTCTCTTGCAAAAAAAGAATGGAAAGGTTGGGGAGAACCTACTATTGATATTAATGGGAATCAAACTTCTTATGGTGGATTTGAAGCCGATGATGGTTATTCCCAAAGAGTAGGGAGATATTGGAAAGAAGGTACGGGTAAAAATCTTGATGGGGATGACAGAGAAGTGCCTTGGTCTGCTACTTTTATTTCTTGGCTTTATAAAAAAGCGGGAGCGGGGAATAAATTTGTTTACAACCCTTCACACTCAAAATACATTACTGATAGCATAGCTAATAGGAAAAGCGGAAAGGTAAACGCTCCTTTTGTTGGTTACAAGTTAAATGAATATTCTCCAAAGGTAGGAGATATGGTATGCTATTCAAGACAAAGTGGTGTGAATTATGACACTAAAGGTTCATATAAAAGCCATTGTGATATAGTTGTATCTACAAAGGGTAATAAAATAGAGGTAATAGGCGGAAATGTAAATCAAGCAGTTACTAAAAAAATACTTCGCACGGATTCAAAAGGTAGATTAATCGACAATAATTACGATTGGTTTGCAGTAATCAAAAACAACATATAATAGGAAACCCTCCTTATGGGAAAGAGGGTTTTACGGAAAGAAAAGTTGTAATCAAATAATTTCCAACCTCGCTATTAACTAAATTTTTTTACAAACACTCAAAGTTAAGAATAATTTATTATCTTTGAAGCATAATTCTTATTTATTGTGGCGAAAAAATCAAATAATTTTAAAAAGTTTGGAAAACTTGCATCTCTTGTAAAAAAGATTGCAGATAAAAACCCCGATTTTAAGCAACAGATATTAGAAGAATCTGAAAGCACTTCAAAGAATAGTTGGAACAAAATACAAAAATGGACTTCTAAAAATCTATTTCCAACATTTAAACAATTACCTCTTAAAGATTTCACATTAAAAAAGGTAGAACAAGCAATCAATGATGATATTTCTACTAAAAAGAAATCAAAATGTCATAATGTTTTTGCAATACCCGATTCAGATTTAGGAGTTATTGACCCTTTTGCTTTAGAGGAAACACTTTTGCAATTACCTCCGAATACCCAAATACAAATTGGAGTTAATGGTGGAGATGGTTTTGTAAATACGGGAATTATCAAAATAAAAGATATGCCTAATGTTGGCAACGGGCAACTTACTGCAAGTATAAGAATAATATATGCAGAAGTCGGAAATGTTACATTTTTTAGATTAAGAAAGAAAGGTAAAAAGCAAGGAGATAGAGCAAATTGCAGTTACTATATAAAAGCGGTGTCAGAAGGAGATGCAGAAGCAAATGAAACCGATGACGAATTTCTAACAGAAGATGAAAAATCAAGAAGGGTAGTAAAAGGTGTAAACTTAAAAGACCTTTCAGATAAGCAGAAAAAAGACAGAAAACAACTTCAAGATATTTTAAATCAGAAAAGAAAAGCCAAAAAATCAAAAACCAAGAAAAGAGAATTTAAAACTCCCGATAAAGTTGTAGGGGAAAAAGAGGATAAGAAAATTCAAAAAAAGATAGCTGATAAAAGAGATAGTAGTGCTGAAAGAGTAAAGGAAATTAGAAATTTAATATCTGATTTAAGAAAGGATGTAAAAGATGGATTAATTACTAAAAAGTTCTTTCAAAAGGAAGTTGCTAAACTTACTAAAAAACTTGAAAAGGGAGGCAAAATATGAGCGAAGCATTAAAAAGAAAATATGTAAAATCAGTAAGTGCTGATTCCTATGTTAGCAGATTGGTTGATAGCAAATTAACTTTTTCAGTTCGCAAGGCTTCCGAATGCACAGAAATTATATTAGACGATAAACATATTGTGTTTGCATCTCAAAACAATTTTCCAAAAAAGAAAATTTACCTATTTAATACTGTAAAGCAACAAGTTATAAAATGGTTAAAATCAAATGTTGTGTTTTTACCCGAAGAACTTAAATCTATTAAATATAACTATGATTATGATACTGATGTGGGAACTATGTGCGGAACGGATTTAAACCACGCATATTGGCGAATAGCGTACCTCTACGGGATGATAAACGAAAAAACATATATAGCGGGGTTAGATACAGATTGCAAAGCCCTACGACTTGCTACGCTTTCTGTATTAGGTCGTGAAAAGAGATTTGATAGCTACGAAAAAGGAAAAATGAAAAAATCTTACGTTTATCAAAAAGAGAATGTAGATTTAAAAAACGTATTTAAGTTTATTAGACTTACTTGTTTCTCATTTATGAAAGAAGCATCTGATTTATTAGGAGATGATTTTTTCGCTTGGAAAACAGACTGCATATATTATAGAGAATCACTTAAAAATATTAAAATGGTTCAAGAATACTTTGACCAATACAATTTAACATACAAGCAATTAGGGTATTGAATCGCCACTCAAGAACTAATTGTATAGGGGAAATGTTTTGTTTCCCCTTTTGTATGTTTTTTATTTTGTAAAATAATAATTATTCTTTATATTTGCTATCGTAATCAGATAAAACAAATTATGGAAGATTTAAAACTCACTCCATTCTCCGACAAAGAGATGGAAAATGAATACTCGACCCAAACATTTACGGAACGAGATATAGACTTCACACTACTACGTTTAACAAGCCAACAAAAACCACAAAGCGGTAACTTATATAAGTTTGGTGTTGTGGATAATGATTATCAATTCTTTTGGTTCTTTAATAATAAAGCAATCGTTAAGGGTAGATTAAAAGCACTTGAAACATTCAAAGCATTATTGATATATTGCGAAGCAAGAAATATAGGACAACCTTTTGCTTATAAGGTAACTAAATAAAAAAAAGAGGAAATGGGCTTTCAACTCCCCTCCCTCTTTTCGTTTACAAGAAACTATCGCAAGACACAAACAAAGCGATTAACCAAATATAAATAATTATGAACCCAATTTTATTAGATTTTGAAAAATTATTTGCAACAATAAAAAACGATAAAAACAACTTTTCTCATTTAGACTGCATAAACAATATGGTAAATCTATTTGAGCGAAAATACAAGCAAAGTCATAGTGTTTCTACGCACCTATTAGTATTGTTTTTACGCAAGGAGTTTGCATTATTAGAAATGAAATTTAAAAACATTGCATAGCGTAAAAAGATACAAATATTACTTTCAGCAACTTGAAAAACCGATTGTTATAGAAGCTATTAGTAGAAAACGGGCTGATGAAATTTTAATTAACCTAAATATTAAAATGGGCAATTGGATGAATATTAAAGATTTATTTGATTTAAGAATTGAAACTTTAGTAATCGGTGTATCAAAAAAAGTGATGAATAAAAAAAACTATATTTGGGTGGGTTTAAATTCAGCTAAAAATGGTTGGATGTTGGAAGATGAATATTTAAAAATTGTAATTAGAAACAAAAAGCAATCTTATGGGAAATAAAAAAATTAGTCAATCTTTCTTAAAAGGATATAATGACTACAAGGGTAAAAAATTATGTGGTTTAAAGTTCAAAGCACAACATTTTGATAATGTAGAGTTTCCAACAACAGAGCCAATGGACTTGGGTAATTACTTTGAATATCTTGCTACGGGATGTTTACCTCGTAATGGAAAAAAACCCGAACCTAAAATATCTTATGCGGGTACTAAAAGAGAAACTATATCCACCCCATTTAAACGAGCAATGCAATCAGCAGAACTATTCAAAGAAATTAAAAAAGCATATAATATTAATATCAAGAAAGTCGGTTTAAAATTAGAAACCAAAAACAAAAATGGTATTTTAGATATTTGGGCTGAAATGGATGGCAGACCTTGTATAATAGATTTAAAATATAGTGGTCTTATTGATGACAAATGGTCTGACACGGGTTGGGATATAGAGAGTTTGCACTATAAAGAAAAACTTCTTGTTCAAGCTATTCAGTATAAAATGCTTGTGAAAGAAAATTATAATTTAGATTATGAAGATTTTGACTTTTATTTTATGGTCTTTTCATCTAAAGAGGTGCATAATGTAAAATTTATTAGAATTAATATAGATGAAGATGCTTATTCAGTACACGAAAACCATATATCTTCTATTTACAAGCAGATTAACGCTATGGACATAGAGAAAGACTTTATTCCTTACCCAAGCATTAAAAGTTGCTCTAAATGTCCTTTATACGATACTTGTGAGCATAAATCAGATATTCCTTTAATAGAGGATGTATATTATGGAGGATAGACAACTATTTGTGAGTAAGAAAATATATGATTTTCAAATAGAGATGATTTATTGGGATAAGTATATTAGCGGTCTAAGAGATTTTCTTTTGTACGAAAAGGTTAGTAAGGCAAATAGATATAGAATACAACACGAAATAACAAGAATAGAATTTCACAAACATAAAAGGTCGGTAAAGTTCAGAGAATATTTATCTACCCATCAATTTTCAACAGAATTTAAAAATATAATTAAAACTTTTTACAATGACACAAACATCAAAACAAACCCTAATAAGTAATTTCTCATCTACAATATCAAAGTATGAGCAAAAGAATTTAGCTGAACTATTAGAAACGCATAACATTACTCCATCGCAATTTAAAAACATTGTTATTAATGAAGTAAAGAAAAGCGAACAAATGCAACAAGCATTTTTGCATAATCCCGCATCTTTATTTGCATCTATATTGCTTTGTGCTGAACTTGGTTTAAATCCATCAGCAGATGTAGGGGAATTTTACTTCTTGCCTTTCGGTAAAAAAATAACTCCAATTTTAGGATATAAAGGTGTTATAAACCTAATTTTAAGAAGTGGAGAGATTTCAAAGATATGGAGCGAAATAGTATATGAAGATGATGATTTTGAATATGAACTTGGTCTTGAACCAAAATTAACTCACATTCCTAACCTTGAAAGAGATAACAAAAACATTAAATATGTTTATGCAGTAGCAAAGCTAACAAACGGAGAATTAATGTTTAAAGTTATGTCAAAGAAAGAGATTATGGAAATCGTACAAATGTCTAAATATCCAAATCAATTATATGGTTCAAACAAAGACCCACAAGGTTGGATGTATAAGAAAACTGTTATTAAACAACTATCTAAAACTTTACCAAAAGATTATTACGGGAAAAGGGGTATTAGCGTTGATGATAAAGTAGAAGGTGGTGGATATTTAAAGTTAGATGATGACAATAATATTATGTTTGTAGATGGTAAAAAGATAATACCTAAACGAAGTAAATCAGTTTATGCTAACCTTGATATAGATGTTGAACCATTAGATGTAAACAATATAGAAGTGATTGAATCTAAAGAAATTATTGCAAAAGATAATAAAAGTGAAAAAGAATCACTAACTTTGGATTTGAAAACCGACACTTCTGTAAGTTAGAGTTTTACCACGTTATAGTTTTTGGTTAAAATATTAAAGGTTACTATTAATTTAGTAGCCTTTTTTTTATATAGGTACATTACCCGTAACTGTCCAACCTTTAGTAATTAAATTATTATAAGCCAAACCACTAACTCCAATGTTAGGACTTGCACCTCCCGTTTGATTAGAATAATCTAATATTCCCCCCGTTAATCCATTATTATCAAGAGTAACAATAATATTATCTAAATCAGCAGATGGCAAATTATTGTCATTTACTAATACATTACTTACCGATGGCAATGCCGAAGTCAAGTTTAAATTAGTCATATTATAGTTCTGAAAAATTATTTGCGTTAGATTGACAACACCATTAAAAGTCAAAGAACACGGAGGAGGTATTGCGGTTGATGAATTTACAAGCTGAACCGATTGTAATTGTGGCAAAGTTTGAAAAGTTAAACTTGATATGCTATCTCCCGTTCCGTTGTAATTTGTTCTTAATTGTATTCTATCACTACCAAATGTACCGAAAGTGGTGTTTTCAATAGTAGATGAACCAAGCAATGCTTGTTGAGTATCTCCATTATCATTTATATTAAATATAATATCGGGTATAAGCGGAGGATTGGCATAGTTGAACGTACAATTAGAAAATCCGATTCCATTTTGACAAGTTGCACCTATTGGTAATAATAAACCAAGAGGGTCGGGAGAAAAATTGTTATCGGGAGTAGAAGTTCCAAACTCACAAAACGAGAAATTAATTTCGGGAATTGAAGGATTAACACCATTTACCTCAACATTAAACAAGGCATTAGACCCGTAAGGCTGAACTAAAGTATTAGCTAATTTTGTCAAGTTAATTCTAAAATATCTTATGCTTAATTGAACACTAACATTATTACCATTTAAACCGCTAAAATCCCTTTGGAAAAGTCCATAAGCATCTCCACCCGAAGTTGTTGGATGATTTGGTAGTGTTATTGTTAATCCATTCACAGTAAAAATGCCAAAATCAACTCCCGCATTAAACACACCATTTCCGCAAATAAATGTGGTCATACATTCCGTACTTAATAATGGTGGGTTAGTTCCAATATAAAAAGAAGTACAGTCAAGTGTTGGGTCGATTGTAAATATGCAATTATTATCTTCGCCAAGTGCGGGGGCGGGAAAATTTATTACTTCTGTTCCGACTACAACTAAAGATGATGTACTTACTATTTCTGCTTGGTTTTTTGTTGCGGATGTTACTTCAAAAGTAGATTGCCCAAGAGCCGATATAGTTCTAACTAACAACAACTCTCCTTCTTTTTGTGTAAAAGTCAGTATGTTATTGGTAATTGCACCTACGGGAGTTGTTATAGTAAATCCACAATCAATTAGTGCTTGATAACCATAATAGCCTTGACCACTTAAAACAAATGTATTTGTCGCAGTAAGTATATTTCCAAAAAGACCCGATGTATCTGCTGAATTTTGCGACAAAAATGTTTGAGTTCCTAATTCAAAAAACCAATTATTAAAATACTGCATATCAAAACCTAATGCTAAATTTAGTTGATTTTCTAAATTTAAACGCAAAGTATAAAGTAGTCCATATACAGAGCCGATTTGTCCATTGCCCGTTCCAATGGGAGGGAGGTTATTTGTGCTTGAATCACTAAAGTCAATACTTTTAAACCTCAAGTTTAAGGGTGTTATATCATCATCATATTGAATAAAAGCACCCGTTCCACCCCCAACACAACCAATGACAAGAGTTTGTCCACTTAAAGGCGAAACCCCACCTCCATAGTCAAACTTAGTGTTAAAATCACTATCAAGTTGAAACTGTTGTTGAAATGTGTCCGTTGAGGTTAATGAAATACTTTGATTATCGCCAACTAAACTTAATGAATTAAAATCTACAAATATTGTACTTGTAACACTTTCAATAATAGACGATAATACCAAATTTGAGCTATCTCCTAAAATATCAAAAACAACAGAACTATTTACATTAATTAAATCAATATCTGCATTACTTTGTGATGCAGTTATATTATAAACTCCCGCTTGAATATTTAAGTTAGGAAATTGCGTACCATATAAATTAAGTTGGTTCGTTCCGAAAGGTGGCATCCTAAAGCTATGAGTTCCAAATGTAGTTGGACTTGGAAAGTATGATGGGTCTAAAAACTGAAAACCATTATTAAGAGCGGGGTTTTGACCAAAAGATAAAAAGGCGGGTGCTTCAAATAAATACTTGAATATATAGGCATCAACTGTTGGAAGTAAAGGTGCATCGAAATTTAGTGATTGTAGGCTTTTAAAAGAATTAACATCGGGAGCATATAGTAATGCGTTATCAAATCCATTGACAATGAAACTTGTACCACTTGGGTACTCGTTTGTTGCCAAAACACCTCCCGTATCGGTAGTTAAAAAAATACTACCCGCAGTAAATCTATTCAAATTTATATTTGATGCGTTAGTTGGATAACATAAACCCCAACCTTGTGATTCTACAAAATCTACAAAATCGGGAATAGTATTTACCGCTTGTTGTATTACAGAAGTATATTGTGCTTGAAAATCAACTAAAGGTGTTTTTCCTAAAGGGTCAAAGTAGTTGTATGCATCTTGAACAAATACATTAATGTCAAATGATAAAGAAATTAATACTTCGAGGTTTCCAAAAATATTAATATCATCTATAATCCAAATAGTATTACCATCAAGATTAAAAACCCCAAGATTTAATGTATTTAAAAGCCTTACTACTGTTTCAAGGTCTGTAATTGCTCCATCTTGATTTTGTACTTCATAGTTAATTATAACGGGGTTATCAATGGTAGATGCTTCTATCCTTACAACTGTTGTGTTGGCAAATGTTTCGGCAGTCAAATCCCATTCATAAATAGTTTTAGCATTTGCTTGTCCGTTTGATGGGTCTTGTGTTCCGCCAAGAATAGAAAAGGTTGCAGTCCTATTAAGATTGTTTTTTATTTGTAATGATATGTCTGATTTTACCGATGCCATTAGTCGTCATAATTAAAAAGTGTTTCTTCAACACCCTCCTCTAATTTTTTAAGTTTTTCATATTCTACCAAAGAATTTTCATCTTGATATAAATTATTATTATTTATATAATCTACCAAATCTTGATAGTTATCTGTTCCAAATATATTATGTGGTGTATTTATACTTTGATTCAATCCAAAAAACAATTCCCTTATTGACTTATCATCATTATAAAGAACACAATATTTATTTTGTACGATTGCCATTTATTCCGTTTTTCATCTTGTTTATATCCTCTCTAACCTCATCGTCATAATCTTCAAAAAAACCATAAGTGTCTAAAAAATCTTCACTAAAAAATTTTTTCCCACCTTCTAAGAAATCACTTGGCTCGGTTTGTTGTGTTTTAAAGTAAAGTTTTATATTTTCATTAGGTAGAAGGTTTAAGTTTAATCTTGTCCTACCATTAAATATTAAAGGGTTATTTTTAAAGTCTATATCTTTAACGGGTTGGAATTGTGTAGGGTCAGCTACGTTGATGCGTTTTGTTTTGTCTAAAACACCATTAGCATCATAAATCTCAACATCAATAGGCTCATTTATTTGAGCAACAGAGTTGGCTTGAAAATAAAGAGATTCTGCTTTGTAGTTTATTGTACCTTGTGTTTCTTGAATTTCATCGTAGGTAGTTAAATCACTTGTAGTAACCGATATAAGTGGTGTAGGAGAAACTGTAACTGTTGGTGCGTAAATTCCCGCCATAATTATTCTTCGTTAGCGACATCTTGTCCTTTGCTATTTCGTGCAGTCAATTTACCACTTTTAGGCGATAAAAACACTTTGATTCCGTTTTCTTTTAAAAGTATTCTGTTTAGCTTATCTAATTCGGCAACAGTTTCATTGTTATTCAAGGCACTTCTATATGCTTTTATAGAAACTATTGCGTTCTCAAATTCTTTTTCTGAAATCGCTTCTGTTCTATCTACAATAGGCTCGGCAGTAGCTTCAAGCCTTTTGTTCAGTTTACCTTTTTTTGGCTTTAAAAGAAATAAAACTACAACCGCTACTCCTAAAATCTTTAATATATCTTTTGTTTCGTTATCCATAATTTACTTTTTAAAATTTTTATATGCTAAATAACCCGCAACTGCTATAAGACCATACATAATTAGGTCATTATTTTTTTTGCTTGGGTTTTTAATTCCTAACATTTCATTTATTTTTTGTTCAAGTTGTTTTTCATATTCTTGTGAACTAATTTCCCCATCTCTAACTTTACTTTTAAGGTCTGCTAAAAAATTCATATAAGACTGCATATCAACTTCTCCATTACGAGCCATTATTTCGAGTTTTTGTAATTTAGGCATCATTTTCCTTTGAAAAGCCTCTAATTTTAATTCTTTTAAATCCATAAGCTACTTTTTAAACTTTTTATATGCGAAATACCCTAATACCGCAACAATAACATAAATAAGATAATTATTTGGTTTTTGTTTTTTTAGAGTAGGTTTCGTTTTGTTTAAATCATTCCAAGCATAACCATCAACTTGGTTATGAAAAGTTTCCAACCAAGTATAACCCGTTCCCGCTACAATATCATCGTGAGATTCGCCATTCATATTTGCAGTTCTCCAAGTGTCGGGTATTCCATCTTTTAATGTAGATGTTAAAGGTGTCGCTAAATTAGGTTCGGGGAATTGTATTACGGGGTATCTTGTTTGACTTGTTGTGGCTTGTTTGTTAATACCTAAACCACGATAAAATTTGTCTAAAGCATATTCATCTTCAATTACCGAACCATCATTACTTAACCTCTTTGTATTTCCCGTATAAGGCAATACTTTGGTCTTTACATCAATGGTATCATATATAATACCTTTTTTACCTATTAATGGAAATGCTGAATCTACTCTCGCATCATTTGGAATAGGCTCGTATTGTGGAATACTTGAACCCGCAAATGTACTCCAAAGGTCATCAAATTCGGGATAAGCGGGAGTGTCTTGAACCCCCGTTATTATAGTACCACCCGCATAAAGTTTACAAGGTGCATTAGATTGATATTGAACTCTATGCCTTCCGTAATCTGCTCTATTTGATTGAACATAAATATTCTGTACATTGAAATTAGCATCGCCCGTAACCCTAATTAACCTACTTGTGTAGTTTCCAACAAATATATTATAAGCATCTTGTTGAGAATTACTTCCGTAAGCTAACATATTGGGAAATCTATAACTTATATCTTGATAAGAACAGTATGCAGTTGTAGAATTTGACTGACCCGTGTAAGCCCCTATAATAGAACCTTTGGAACTTGCTCCCATCATACACCATTGAACAGTTACATTGTTTACCTCGCCTTGACTACTTGTAATACTAAAACATTCATCGCCTCCGTAATAGAAAGAACAATGGTCAAATATTATATTTTTTGTAATATCGTTTTTTGAACTATTAACCCATAGAACATCAGCACCCGAAGATTGGTCATTTCTTTTATAAAATGATGTATATCTCCAAATTAAGTTTTTAGCATTTTGAATTTGAAAATAATCTGTTGAAAATACTATATTAGAAGTTTGACCACTAACAGTTATATTTCCCTCATTAGTTTTTGATGCAAAATTTAAAACAGTATAAGAAGGTACGACAATTGTACCGCTAACAGTAAATACTATCTCCTTAGCGGGTATGTCTAATTCATAAAACATATTATAGAATCCACCCGAATAACTATCGGTAGCAACATCATATACTACTTTAGTATCCCAATTCAAAGTATCAACGTGGCACACTTTACCCCCTCTACCGCCACTTGCGTAAGCCCCCGACCCAACCGCAGAAGGAAATGCCAATACACTCATAAACTATTTCTTTTTATAAAATATCGCCATTGCAGTTAATACTAAAACACCTCCTCCAAGTACCGCTAAAAGAGTTAATTGCTTGTTTTTTCGTGAATCTAATAACTTTTGATTTTCTAAAACCGCAAAGGTTTTATACATTATGTTTAGCCTTTCTAACTCACTTTTAGTGGCTAACATTTTTTCTTCTAACTCTTTTTGTTGTTTAAGAGATAGTTTGCCTAACTTTTCTTGAAGTTCACGATTCTTTTTAGCACTAATTCCACCCGATACAAGACCAATAATGGTACTAACACCCATAGCAATTAAATCTCCCGACCCGCTACCGCCTTTTGTTGCTCCGCTACCTCCCGATGGCAAACCACCTATGTTTAAATATTTTAAGTTTTCCATATCTTTTTATTTAAAAATTTGAGTTGTAGCATAAACAACTGCTAATCCTACACCCATAATACCGACAAACAATGCAGTATCTTTTTGTCTTAATGTGGCTTCTCTTTGCAGAGAAATGGAGTAATCTTGAATTGTATTTGTTAAAATTTCTATACGACCTTGCTCTTTCATTGCTTGAATATTAGCATAAGTAAGTTTTTCATTACTTGCTAATTCCATTAGCTTCATATTGAGCATTGCTCGTCTTTGCTTTTTTGCTTGGGAAGCCCCAAAAATAGCACTACCAATACTTAATAAAGAAGATACAACTAACCCCGTTGTGAATATAACACCTTTATAACCATCGTCTTTAAGTACCTCATCTATATCATCAATTAATCCTTGATTACCATCAGTAATGCCTTGTACAGACTTTTTTATTAGTTCGGGTAATGTTGGTCTTGATGAAACACTAATTCCGTTTTTTTTCAATATTTCTACAACTACTTGAGGTTTAGCCCAAATAAAATTGTTCCATAATTGAAGTTGTATTGGTAATCTTTCCATCTTACTTGTTTTTATTTTTCATATAGTTTATTCCATTATAGTAAAGTGTTGCCACTCCAAGAACAAACAATAAATTCTTATCTAATCTTGTTAATTGACTTTTTGAAGAAACATAAAGTAAATAAGGTGCAATAAATAAAACATCAATAAGCCTAACGCTTTGACTTTTTTGCACTTCCTTTACTGTACTATTTGCTTCTTCTCTAATCATTATCTTCTTCTTGTTCTAAATCCTCAAACTCTGTTGGATTTGGTGGTGGCTTTGGCATAATTATATTTTTTTAAGTTGCTTTTGCTTGTATTACTATCCATTGTGTTCCATCTGACCAAGCGGTAACTCCATTATAGGCTTTATTAAAGCTATAAGAAGCACCACCATCTATTGTTTCTCCCCCCGTTGCGGTTAATTCAACTTTATCACTTGCATTAAGTGTTCCATCTCCAACAACTTGAATTATCCTACTTGGAAAAGCGACTGCACTTGGGAGATTTAGGGTATATGTTCCACTTGCTCCCGACCAAGTTAATTCAATGGTATTTATTTCATCTCCAATAGACGAACTCCCGCCATTTGTAGCGGTTAGTTGTAAATCTATCCTTAACTCTCTATAACTGATAAGATTTGCGTATTTCCAAGTATCGGTGGCAACACACAAATACAACGCATCATTGGTATATCTAATCTCTCCCAATGTTCCCGTGTCTGTTAAACTGCTTGGAGCGGTATTTAATGCCTTAATAGAATAATCTTTACTAATTACAGAGCCAACAGTATCTAATGGCATATCCACCACATTTTTCATAAAATAATTTTCTGTGGCAAGAGTGGGCTGACTTGATGTGTGATAGTATCCTATATATTCATCAACTACCATATCCGCATTTCTGATTCCGAATGTGGCAAAAGAAGTATATGCACCTGTTATTTCTATTGTTCCCGAAGTGTTATCGTTTGAAGAAAAAGCGTAATAATCACTTATTGTGGCATTTCCATTATTGCCATTTAAACCCGCATAGTAATTAATCCCAAAATCAAGGAAATCGTTGCCCGTTCCGTTTAAATATAATCTTGATATGTGTCCATAACCTAAAGTAACATTCTTGTCGTTAGACCCATCTAATTTGATGTTTCCATCAACTGTATATAGTGAAAATATAGACCCTTCTCCTTTAAATTCTGCGGTTGCTTGTTCGTGTACTATTCGTGCAGAAGAACCCGTAAATACTGCGGAACTTTCAATTTCAGAAACCTCCATATAGTTTAAAGTTCCCGCTCCACCATCTCCCGATAGTGAAACCTTGCGATTTACATTAATCTGAATAGAATTATCGGTACTTTCTTTTGCTAATAATAAAATAGCGGTGTCGGGTACGGGTGCAGTAATTGAGCCTTCGGGGTTTAAAACTAATCTATCAAAGCTACCTTCTCCACTAAAAACTTCTTGTGTTTGATTATATATATCTTTAAGAGATAATTTATTAGTTTGATTATCTATAAATATAGCTAACTGATTACCTATTGGGGTAATTATATCTTTTGCTGATGATACTGTTAAACTCATAATTCTTTTTCTTCTAATCCTTCTAAAAACTTCAATAACGGAAGTCCATATTTAGTAGGTATGTTGTTTATAAATTCTACAAACGCTTTTTCATCTTGTGCCTTTAAAAGTCTTACCTTTTGTTTTGGCTTTGTTGGTGTTTCTTTTTTATTCATATCAAATTGTACAACTTGTAAATGGTGGTCTTGATAATACCCAAGAACTTGCACCCGTGTCAAAATCTGTACAAGTAATTACATTTGGATTAACGCTCCACGAACTTAAATCTTGGTTAAAAGCAGTAGCATCTCTGAACATATTACCCATATTTGTTACATTGCTAACATCCCAAGAACTAATGTCTTGATTAAAATCAAAGCAAGAAGAAAACATTCTTTGCATATTGGTAACACCACTTACATCCCAAGAAGTTATATCTTCATTGAACACACGACAACCCGAAAACATACTACTCATATCTGTTGCTCCACTCACATCCCAAGAACCTACTCCTATTGAAATAATGTCGCATCCAATAAACATATTACTAAAATCAAGTACTCCACTTACATCCCAAGTAGATAATTTTGTATTGGTTGGACTTTGTCCACCTCCCGATTGGAATCCCGATGCACCTCCAAACATATAGAACATAGTTACTGCACTACTTACATCCCAAGTGCTTAAATCTTGATTAAAAAGGGTGTCATCTTGGAACATATATGAAAAATTTTGAACACTACTTACATCCCAAGCGGTTATATCTCCGTTAAACAAAGTTTCTGCAAACATAAATGACATATTAGTAACACTACTTGTATCCCAAGAACTCAAATCTCCATTAAAACTTGTAAATTGAAACGCACTTGACATATCGGTAACTTGACTTACATCCCAATCTTGTATTTTACCATAGGGAGCAAGAAAAACATCTCCATCATTATCTAACGCTAATATATCGGTTATAGCTTGACTAAAAGTTGCATCTGTTAATGGTAGTGTAGTAAATGAGGGTTTTGGCAATACCCAACTTGGAGTATTAGTATCAAAGTTCGCATATTTATTAACGGGAGTAACATTACTTACGTTCCAAGTGCTTAAATCTCTATTATAGCTTACGCAATTTTGAAACATACCTATCATAGATGTAACAGAACTTGTATCCCAATTACCCATATCTTTATTGAATACGGGATTATCTTTAAACATATTGTTCATACTTTGAACACTACTTACATCCCAATTAGGCATATTTTGGTTATAGATAGTATTTTCAAACATTGAATCCATATTTTCTACCTTTGAAACATTCCAAAAAGTAATTTGTCTATCAAAGGATGTAGCATTTTGAAACATTCTGCTCATATCAATTACTTCTCCCGTAGCCCAACTGCTTATAGCACCATCAAATGATGAAGCACCGCTAAACATATTAGCCATAGTGTTTACATTGCTTACATTCCAACTATTCAAATCTTGGTTGAACGAAAACGCACTATTAAACATATTAGACATATCTTCTACTTGTACAACATTCCAAGTATTAATGTCTTGGTTAAAAGAATCCGCATTGCTAAACATATTAGCCATATTTTCCACATTTCCAACATCCCAAGCTGATATATCTATATTAAATGCTTGTGCATTTTGAAACATCCCCGACATATTATCTACTATGCTACAATCCCAAAGAGAAATATCTCCGTTAAATAGTGTTGCTCCTCTAAAAGCATTAGACATATTTGTAACTTGACTTGTATCCCATTCAGATATTTTACCATAAGGTCTTACATCAAAATCTCCATTAACGGGGTCTTGTGCTAAACATTGATTAATTGCACTTTGGAAAGTTGCATCTGTTAAAGGCTCATTTGTAGTTGTAGAAGGTGTTCCCGATGGAAGTAATTCGTTACCATCAATAGTAGCTTTAATGAGTTCAATATACTCACTTCCTTTTCTTATTGAATCTCGACCACTTGCGTTTATATTAAGTTCAACCCATCCATTATTCATATTCATTGAAAAATTTCCTAATGCACCCGTTACATTAGTTTTGGTATTGAATGAAATTGCAGTTACATCTTGATATGTGTTAGGAACTAATGTTACATTTCCCGAAGCATCTGTAATATTAGCTTCATCAAAAAACACAAAAAGATTTGCGTTGTCAAATGCTTGTGCGGTAGGCTCATCACTTGCGGGTATTTCTTCGATACTTACAAGGGTTTTTAATTGTCCATTTGTATTTATTGAAACTAAAAGATTAAATGCAAGTCTTAAATAGTTTGAAGTCGCTGATTCAAATTCATTTGCACACGCACTTTGGGTAGCATAAATAGTACCCGTAATTTGTGCCATTGGGTTTTCAGATTTGTATGTGTTAATTAATTCACTAAAATCAAATCTAATTAACTCTGTATCTGTTGCATCTACAAAATGTTGAGAAAAAGAAGTGAATGTTGCATTACCAAATTCAGATACTTTGGTAGGCTTTCCAAGAACCTTTAATTCTTGAGTAACTCCATAAATATCTTTTACAGTAAAATTAGTATTACCCGCTTCTTTAAATACTGCAAGGGAATTTCCCGATGGAGATGTTATGTTATTTGGTTCTGATACTGTAACTGCCATATTCTTTTAATTTTATTAATTAACTACCTAAAACTGTTATGTTTGGAACATTTTGTATCCCCGTTGGTGTCGGGCTTCCCGTTAATGGGTCTTGTGCGTATGCAGTATAATTTACCATCGCATAACCATTTACTATTGCGGTACAATCTCCCGCTTCTGAACCCGAAATATTTGTTGTGATAATTAGTTTTGGATTATTTGTGTTTGTATCTGCAAAACCTACTGTTTCTGTAAATATTCTTATAACTCCCGAATCAAAAGTTAAATCAACGGGTTCGTCTGCTGATGGCAATTCATCTTGTGAATTTAGGGTTGTCCACACTCCTCCATTATATCTTGCCAATAAGTTAAAAGCACATCTATAATAATTTGATGCAGAAACATTTGTTCCGTTATTTGGAGTTGCGGATTGAGTACAGAATATTGTACCCGATGCCATAATAAAAAATGGGGCATTATAATCCACAACGGATTCAACACCGCTATAATCAAAGCTAACCACTTGAAGTGCTACATTATCGTCAAATTCAGTTGAAAATGGAATCCAAATAGATACTCCTCCATTTGTTGATGGTACTTTAGGGATTGGTGCAGAAGTTAAAAATTCTTCTTGACCATATATATCTTTAACAATATATTGCCCGTTTGGTTCTTGTTTATATACCGCTAACGAATTTCCATCGGGAGAGGTTATATTTTGTGATTGTGATACTGTAACTCCACTCATAATTTTATTTTTTATTTTTATCCAAATATTTTATCCCAAAACTTTAGTAATAAAGTCCAAAGAGTTCCTACAACTAAACTTGCTCCAACAAACTTTGCTTTTAAGTTTTTATCGTTTTCTATATACTTTCTATGTTCATTGACTTGTTCGACTAAGCCTTTTTGACCATACTCTTTATTTCCAATGACAGTTTGTTTTAAAAGTTTTAAATCGACATCCATTTCAGTCAATTTATCCTTTATCCAAGTCATATCTTTTCCGCTAACCGAAGTTGCACTTGTTCCTCTTTTTTGTACTGCCATTTTATGTTTTTAAATACCTAATCTTTCAAATTGTTTTTCTAATGTAAGCGTTTCTTTAAATTTTGTATCTTCATAAACCGCTACACCAATTTTATCGCTTTTTTCAAAAATAAATAGGTTTATTTGAGAGTTTGAAGCATTATAGTATTTAGCGTACATATCAACACTTTTTCTTAAAAATGGCGAAGCCATCATCTCAAATCCTAATAAATCTACCCTTACATCCATAATATCTTTAAAAGATACTTCTTGTTTTGGCTTCCAACTATCACACATTGTGTAGTTTACACCCTCCGCTCCATCTGATTTTACAAGTATTTGAGTATTCTCGGTAGTAGTTTCAAATACCTTTGAATACTTATCAATACCCGTTTTCATAATTTTTTGTGTCTTTCCGAAAATCATATTTCTTGTATTTTATCTTGTAATTCTTAATGTTTCATCTATAAAATCAGTCGCACCTTTACTTCCCCCATTAACAACCCGTATATCTTCTATTTTTATAGGGTTATTATCTTGTTCTATAATACTTTTATTATAAAGCATACAAGCAACTGAATACTCGTCTTTAGATATGTTATATGTTAAAAGTGCTTTCATTTTATACCTAATTCATTGTTTATGCTTGTGCTATCTAAATTACGGACATCAGTAAGAACTCTAATATCATTGTCAATAGGTGTTTTTGTTATACTTCTTGTTGTTGGGTTTACGCTATATCTAAAACCACTAAACTTAAATCCACTTTTACAATTTGAAGGTAGTGTGCTATACCACGCATCCCACTCTTTTTCCCTTCTTCTACGTTCTTCTTCTGCTATTCTTATGCGTTCTTCTTCTTCCCTTCTTATGCGTTCTTCTTCTTCCCTTCTTCTACGTTCTTCATCAGCCAAGTTGGTATCCCGCTTGATTTTCTCATTACACGCTCTTAAAAACTCCTCTTTAGATATTACTGCCATTTTACTATTCTTTTACAAACTGATTATTTTTTATACTATATCTTTTACCATTTAATGTAAACCCATCTAAACATTCGGTTGGTATTTCTGATGTATCAATAGTTGTACTTACTGTTGTTGTTCCACCCGTAGTTGTACTACCCGTAGTTGTACCACTTGTGGGTTCTTCTTTTACATCTTCAACAACCTCCTCATCTTGTGATTTTTGTTGTTGCTTTTTATAAAGAATGTATATAAGAGCGACTATTCCCGCTCCTAATAACCATTGACTTGTTTTTACATTTTTCATTGTAAAGATAATTTTTATTTTTTAAAATAAATTATATTTTTATACCTAATTTACCTAATAGTTCATTAATTTTATTTATTGGCTTACTTAAACCTAAATCTTCAGCACTATTTTGAGATACCATTATGTCTTTTGCATTAAATATAATCTCTTTAGGTATTTTAGCTATTAATATATTCATTTTTCCTTTTACAGTAATTTTTATCGGCTTGTTAGTAAGTATAGTTGTTCCTAAATCTCCTAATACACCTTTAGCACTATCAAAACTAATATATGCACTTGTAGGCACATCAAACCAACTATCTGCTTGAACTGTAAATCTACTATCGTTTTTTGCATTTGCGATTTTCACACCCGAATAAAGAACATCAATATCATAGTCTTTTACCTCTATTGCAAATGATGATTTATTTAATACTGAAATTATTAGGTCTATATCAGCACCTTGTGATGTAATAGAGTTTAACTTAAAATCGGTAATTTTAAAATCCCAATTCAAAGCTAATTTTAGTTGCTCGGTAAAATAGTAATATACACCATAACCGATACCCCCTAAACCTAATAAAAACAATAGTTTTTTCATTATTTAACCATACTGTATATTAATAAACCTATTGCTCCAAAAACAATATAAGAATTAGGAATAGACTTGATGATTCTTTCTTTTTCATCTAATTTCTCCCCTTGTTCTTTCACTTTTTCATAACCTTCTTTTGCTTCTTCAACTACAAATCCACCCGTACTTTTAACGACATCAAAAATGTCCATTGCACCCGTTTGTACTGTATCTAAAACATCTTGACCATAGCCTTTTAATTGCTGACCATCCATATTAGAATGACCTTCACAACCACAAGCGTTTAAATAATTGTTTTCCATTTTTTATTTTTTTACATATTTATAAATTACTAATATTGTTAAAAGCACTAAAGCACCACCGCCAAAAATTAGTATTTCTGTTGGTAAACTTTTTTTTCTTTGAGCATCTTCTAAACGCTCCATTTCTTCTCTTTGCTCATCTATTATTTCTTGAACATTTCTTCTCCAATTTGGGTCTAATTGACCGAAATAAACACCTTCTTTATCTCCATCGGCTTGATTCCAATTTGGATTACTATTAGGATTTGAAAACCCTATATTATCAATGCTATTAACTTCTATATTACTAATCATAGCTTTCTTAATATTATAACTGCTCCTAAAAGCAACACCACACCGCCAACCGCAATAATTAATGTTCTTTGCTTTTCAGTATCTTTCTCAATCCTATCTTGAGTTTGGTCTGCCAATCTTTTTACTTCTAAAGCATCTTTATTTTCAATATCAGTTTGTAAAATTGGGTCGCAATACCTACGATTATATACATTATTGTATTCATTGTATATAGTAGTATATACTTTTTTTCCACGCTCATCTACTCTATGACCATCAGAAAGCATAGAATCTTCAATCTTACCCGCTTTTAATAGTCTTAATTCTTTTACATCAGCACCCAATGAAACACATTGTTTTAGTTTTATTGCGGGGGGTACTTTTTTCCAAGACTCATAATTAAAAGTTAGTTGTGGGTAATCTCTCCTCTTTTGATTAAGAAGGTCATTATATCTATCTCTTTCTGCTCCACTTGGATTAAATACATCTTTTAACCAACCCATATCTTTATTTTACAAAAATTGCTAATCCTATTAATAATACTATTCCACCACCAATAAGCATTGTTTGTCTTTTCTTATTGGCTTCTCCAATGATTCTATCTTCTGCCTTTTTATACTCATCTTGCTGAATATCAAGGCTTCCATATACACTTGCATCTTCTAATTTCTGTGTACAATTCAAAGTCGCAAATTGAACCTCTTTATTCAATAGCAAATCCTTGACAGTTCTCCTACTTCCAACCATTAAACCACGATATACCAAGTCTTTCTCATCCCTTAATCTACTTATTTGAGCATCTAAAGTCTGACAATTACTTGTCGGTGGAAATATATATGGTTTAAAATAAGGTTTAGCCATAATTAGATTCTTAAATTGTTATACACCCAATCATCCCCATTCTCAACAAACTCTTTCCAAGTTTGACTTGCAATACCTTGTGCTTGTTCTTTTGACCAACCTTGACTTGAAGCGTTTGATAAAATTTCTAAATAATTATCTTTATCCAATCCACACCAATAACCCACTTTACAAGCCCCCCATTCGAACCAAGATAAACCTCCAAACTCTCCTACTGCATCGTAAGTTTTTTGACCATATTTTCCATCTACTGTTAAAGATGCACCTAATTTGTTCAAAGCTGACTGCAATAAAGAAACTTTATATCCAAATGCACCCGCTCTCATTGGAAAACTATCTCTTGATTCTTTTCTTGCATCAGAGGACTGTGTATTGTCATCTGTTGAACCCGTTGTGCTTCCCGTTTCAAGTCTTTGTCCTCTTTCCGCTAATTCCTTATTTTTATTAGCTTTCCAAAGGCTATAACCAAAGTATGTAAGCACTAATCCCCCAATAGTTCCGCCTATTATGTATAATGTTTTTTCTTTCATTTTGTATATATTACATCGGGTTTTCTGCTAATTATTGAGCCTAATCGACTTAAATAGCCATCACTTAAATCTCCCATTAAATCTTGTTTTAAATCTCTGCTATATTTTGCATTGTAAAAAGAAACAAGTTGTGCAACACCCGTTTTTGATTTAAAAAATCTAAATACAGAAATAACACTATCTTCATCTGTTCCAACACCTTTTATTGCACTTCTTAATACTTCTGATTTTTCTCTTAATACATCTTGCTTGTATTCAGCAAATGGTCTGCCACTTGATTTTACTTCATCTAAAAAACTTGTGTTCCAAACTTTTAAATCATCAAAGTTTATAGTACCACCACCAATACGTTTAAGCACTTCATCATAAAATATGCTTTTTGACCATCTATTATAAATGATATAACTTATCGTTAATAACGATACTCCTCCGTATAAAATTATTTTATTCTTTCTCGTCATATCTTTATTTTTTTGGTACTGCTTCTGACATTCCTCTTGTTGCTACCGCAGTTCCAATTCTTACTGCACTTTCGGGTTTTCTTGCTATATTGTAAACAAACAAACCTAAACCACCCACTAAAATAACTCCTAATCCAATTCCTAAATATTTTCCAACTGTAAAATAATCTCCGAAAAAGTTTGCTACATCAAAGGCTTTATCCTTTACTTCTCCCGCAAAGCTACCTTTAATATCAAGTTTACCTTCTTTTTCAAGATGTTGTCTTAATGTTGTTGTATTTGCATCAGAATTACTGCCATCTTGAGCATCCCAATTTGCAGTAAACAAAGAATTTGCTTTTTTTCTTCCGAATTTACTTTTTAAGGCATCATACCAAGTTATCCAAACGCTATCGCTTGAATTATTTTTTGGTATGTTAATTATTCTTTCTCTTGACATATCTTTTGCTTTAGTACATTACAAATTTTTTATTATCAAATTCTGTTATAAAATTATTTATAATATCGTATCTGTTTTTATTTTGCGGGGTTGGTGTTGTTTCAAACACTTGTAAAAACGCTTCATAACCATCGATACGGGGGTAGCCAAGACCCAAGTATATCAATAATCCATTCAAATCTGCTTCGACTTCATCGTCAATATTTTCATTCAAATAAAAATGAGCAAACTCGTGTAACAATATTGCCATTCTCATAGGTACTGTATAATCCTTAAATAGTTTTTTAGAAACTTGTATTCTACCCGTACTCTTGCTAATTCTTGCGGGTGTTGGTAATTCCCTTCCATTTTGACCAACTATTGTAGGTAAATATTCAATTTTATAATCTTGCAATTCACTTACATAATTATTAGGCTCTAAATATGAAGCGTTGAAACTAAATCTTTGTGCAAAATCAACAAATGCTCCAACAGAATAACTATTAAAATCAACCTCATCCATACGTTTTTCTAATCCGTACTTTTCTATATTTAAAACCCTTACAACATTTGTAATATCAGAACCATCATCATCAGTAATCTGAATATCCAAAGTTTTTGGTGTCATAGGAAGTCGAACAAAAAACTTATAATTAGTATTAACAGTTTTGTATCTATTGGTAAATGATGTCAATGGTTTTTCTGCATCAACTACTTTTAATCGTAGTTTAATAGGTCTTGCACATTGAACACTAATACCAAGTGTCATTTGCTCATATCTGCTATTTAAAGTATAATTCATTTATTTTTTATATAGTATTTATAAGCTACTGCCCCAACAATTACCAATGCTGATAACATTAATATAGGCTTACTTAATCCAAGTATAGTTTTAGATTTATTACTTTCTTCTTTCTCTTTTTTACCAAGCATATCAGTTTCTATCGCATCTCGTATTACATCTGTAACACCCGATTTCGGTATAACTTCTCCTTTTTCTTTTTCTCTGTTTAGCCAATCTTTAAATGACAATGTTGAGCCACTTAATTTATATTGTTGATTTGCTGACAAAAGACTTTTATTAATCACTCTCATTTGTGTCTATGTTTATGATTTCTTAACTATTAATATTGTTACTCCGACTAAAACTACTGCTCCAAGTCCTATCCAAAGATAAGGAGTTTTATTTTCTTTTACTTGTGGAGAAGGTTTGTCAATAACTTGATTTTTTAATACTTTTTGTTCGTTAATAATATCTTGTTTAATTTTTTCTTCTTCGTCTATTAGTCTTTTAATTTCTAATGCTTGTTGTCGTTGCTTTTCTTTGGCTTGAGCAATAGCTTTCTGTTTAAGTTCTTCAATTTTATCCTTTACTCCACCAAAATTAGAATATCCTCCTACTTGAAAAAAATCAGACATCATACTATCATTTCTATCTGTTGTTTGCATAACTTATTTCTTTTTAAATATTAAAAATGCTCCTATAATAACCGCTAATCCCACTCCACCATAAACTAAATAATTGGGTTGGCTATCTTTTTGATTATCTCCCATTAATTTGTTTGGTGTTTGAGAATTATTTGGTTTTGGTGGAAAAAGGTTTAAATCACTTATAATTTCTTTTTCCTCTTTAGCTTTTGCTTGTTCATAAAGCCTATCTTCTTCTTCTTTTCGTGCTTTATCAATAATTCTTTTTCGGTCTGCGTAAGCTATAAATTTGTCTTTATCGAATGTACTCTGCACATCTAATTTATAATTAGCCCATAAGCGAGAAATCTCATCTAATGTAAAACCCTTATCAATCAAAATTTTAGCAGTATCTCTACGACTTCTTTGTTCTCTCGAATCTCCATATTCTCGACTATTCCTTAAACTTGTAGTAAATCTTGGTAAAAACCCCTTAATACCACCCATAAGTAGGCGGTTTTGTGAACTTCCAAAATTTGCATATTGGTTATCTGACCATTCTCCAACTGATTTTCCTAACAACTCTGTCATCTTATTTCTTTTTAAATATTAAAAACGCTCCTACAACAACACCCAAACCTATTAATCCATAAACTAAATAATTGGGTTGGCTATCTTTTTCTTTATCTCCCATCAATTCATTTGGTTTTGGTGGAACATCATAAATTAAATCATTTATAGCTTCTACATCATTTTTGCTATTAGATTTTTGTAAAGCATCATATTCTTTTTGGTTTTGCTCTAAAGCATAAGCAATAAATTTAGATGGACTAAAAGTACTAACCATATCCCTTTGTTCTCTTTGATATTTTTTTAAATATTCAGAAATTTTAGAACTTGTTAATCCTTGTTTTTTAAGACTATTTTTAGCAGAACTTATCAGTATTAGTTCATTATTGGGATTCATATAACCACCCATAAAGTTCACGTTTTCGTTAGCTGACCATTCTCCTACTGAAATACCTATATCTTGCATTATCTTTGAGTTGATTTTAAACTTTCAAATCCCGCATCTAAATCATCTGAAAATGATGCCTTACTTCCCGCATCACTTAAAAAGTACATATAAGAAATAGCACCTACTCCTAATATAATTATTGCGTAATAAATTTTTTTTCCTCCCATAGTATTATCTTCTTATGTTTACATCTTTATCAACCTTTGGTGGCTTTACACTATTTGGTTTTTCTTTAGGCTTAAAACCTATGTTTGGCTTTACTTTATTATTATAATTTTTATACAATAAAAAAAGCACCACTAATGCACCACCTATAATTGATATTTTTTTTATGTTTTTTTTCATAAAAATTTATGCTTTACATTGTAATTCCTATTAATCCTCCAATTCTCCTTGGTTTTACTATTGGCATTGTTGGTTTTGGAAGATAAGGTAGATAAGGTTTTGGGATTGGCATAGCACCCGCACAACCTTTTAACATATCATTTCTTAACTTCAATAGTTGTTTTTCTGTCATTCGAGAAGTCATCTTAATTTTTTCAAACTCTAAAAGGGCTTGTTTACAAGATTTAGTCTTTACACCTCCCGTAGGAATACCCTTAACGGGTTCACTTGTTCCTTTATCTCCATCTGATACTGAAACTTCGGGTATTTGCCCGTTTAAAGCATCTTTAATCATATTAGAGCCATTTTTTGCTTTTTTCTTTTTGTAAAGAATCCAAACAAGTGCAATTACTCCACCCGCCATTAATAACTGATTTGTTGTTAGTTTTTTCATAATTATTTAGCTTTATAGATTACCATACCCGTTTTAGTTTTTGACTTTTTATAAGTCTTTCCTTTGTAGCTAAAGCTACTTGCACCACTCTTACGAGCCTTGTTTAAAGCAGTCATATATGCGTTCATTTGAGCCATAATCTAAATTTTTTTGTTTTTATCGTAATTTAAAATTTCTAATCTATATTTAATTAAATCCCAAATAACTACTGCTGAAAGTGAAGCTACCAAGCCTATCAAAAACGCTTTTTTATCATTAGAATTTAATTTTATCATTTTTTTCTTGTCTTTATAATAATAATAACTGCTCCTAAAACTGCAACTGCACCCGCTATTGTGTATATTTTCTTTTTTTCAGCATCTTGCATAGCTTTCTCATTAGCTAATTCTTGTTGCTTTTTTTTGGCTTCTAATTCCCTTTTTTCTTTTAGATTAACATTTTTTCTTCTAAACATATCTATTCTTTTGAAAATTTGCCTACCATAATAGCAGAGATAGTACCGCCTATTAACAACCCTACAAATCCCGTAGTATAGATGTTCTTATCCTTAAAGTAACCAAACATCACACCACCTACTAAACCCGTAAAAGCACCTTGTATAGTGCCACTTGTTTTTGTTAATAGTTCCTTTTTTTGGTCGCCATTAATGAGTTTTCTGTTGTTATTAATTATATCAGTACCATTCATTTTTTACCAAATTTTTTAATTACAATAAATCCTAATCCAAGAAACGCAAAAGTTAGAATATAGTATTTTAAGTCTAAACTTTTAAATATACCCTTCTTGTCCGCATAGTCTTGCAGTTTGTCATCAAATACAACCTCGTTTTCCAAACTAATTATTTTTTACGAGTAGCAAAATATATAGTAGTTCCTAATGCACCTAATAAAACAACACCTCCAATTATCCAAAATATAACTGTTGATTTGGGTGCTTCCGATTGTTGTTTAGCTAACTTATATTGAGCATCAAATTGTTGTTGAGTTAATTTTCCTTGCTCTTTAAGTTGCTCTAACCTTAAACGCTCTGCTTCAAGACTTGCATTAGCTAAATCTCTGTTTCGTTTAAATTCGGTATCACTTGCCCAATAACCAAGACCCGTATCAATTATTTTTTGAAATGAATCTCCTCTTAAAAAGTTTCCAACCGCACTACCACTTCCCTCTACATTTGGGTCGTATGGTGTATATCTTTCTCCACCTTTACTCCCTAAAAAATTTGCGTGTTGAGATTCCATTGGTGAAAATCCTCCGCTTTGCGTGTCCATAGGATTAAATTCTCCACTTGCATTTGCAAATCCATCTTCTTTAAGATTAGCACCTTGTTGGCTACTCATAGCATCAAATTCTTGTCCATTACCTTGTGATGCCATAGGGTCAAATCCACTTGCGTAGTTTTCCCCACTATAATTAGATTGAGTAGTATTTTGATACCTTGAATCTGCCCAAGAAATAAAACTTTGTTTTAAAACTTCCGAGTTTGCTAAAGAATAAATAAGAATACTTGTTACTTCGGAAGGCTTTGCAGATAGACTTACATTTACACCTTCACTTCTTAAAAAAGCTATTACACCTTCTAAATCAGTTCCTACAATTACAGAAATTAATCCCGTAAATCTTTCACTTGTTACCATTTTTTTTTATTTTTTAAATATTATAGCCACCGCTAAAACTAAGCAAGAAGCAAAAATTATTGTATTAGTATTAGTAGCTAAAGCCTTTGCTTCGCTATTATCGTTTTGTCTGCCACTTGCATTAATAAAATGCTCTAAAAGGTATGGGGTATTACCTATGTTGTTTTGGCAACCGCAATTAGAAGTCTTTTCTTCTTTTTCGGTTGGTTTAGAGAATATCTCTAATATAAAGTCTTTGTCGGGGTGCATATCCATCAGAGATAAAAGTGCATCTTCCCCTTCGTTATTGACCAAGGTTTTAAGGTTTTGGCTCATTGAACGAGGATTAGTAACTCGATAGCCATAAGATTCGCAAAAGGACTTTGCACCTTGTGGATTATTTTTGGCTATGTAATCATATACTGTTGTCATATCTTTTGTATTAAATTAAAAAAAGGTGTATAGCATAACACCACACACCTTTCTTAAAGTTTCCGTGCAGTAAACTACACCCACTATTAATTACCCTTGCAATTTAATTGTTTGAGCTTTAACAATGCCTGGATTTCCAAATGCTTCGGACACAGGGCGACCCGATAATCCTCTTGCTAAATTGATATTATCAGATGGGTAGAAGTAAAGTTTAACAGTAGCGTTAGCTAAAATGTTAGAAATAATTACTTTCGTGAATCCATCGATTCTATATCCATAACGCATTGCTACAATAGTAGATTGTTGCTGATACGGGTCGATTGTTGGCACAAGTGTTTTTTGTGCTTCGTTACCATTTGCATCTCTCGTGTTGATAGCAAGAGTTTCAAGTACTTGGTTAGCCGTAGCTGACTGTAAGTAAGTTAAACCTACGCTAAAAGGATTTTGCATAAATTGGTAAAGCATCTCACGGTAGTTGATTCCCGCAATTCCACTTGAAATGGTAATTAAACCAATAACTAAATCTCCACCCGCAGTAAAACCTGCGTTGTTGATAAACTCATAAGAACCTAAAACAGAAAATTCTCCACTATTAGCGGGGTCTGTTGAGGTTACTGTAATAATATAAGGTTGTGATGTTGGGGCAGATACTCCACCTCCGTTTGCACCAAAAAACCCATCTTGTCCCGTGAAGTTTGAATCATCCACGAAACCACCACTCATATTTGAGTAGTTCTCATTAGCGTTTGCTCTTGCATCAGCTAAGTATTTACGAATATTTGACATTTTTCAAAAATTTATATAGTTAAATAAAATTATTTGTTCATTGACTATTCAGCAGTTTGAGGTGCTTCCGTACCTTTCTTTGCTAAATACGTTTGAACTTGAAAAGCGACTAATACTCCCGCAGTAACAGTAAGAACTTTACCTACTAATGTTACAAGTTTTTTTGTATCCATATCAGAATGAATTAAGGTTAATAAAAATTAATTTGCATAATTTCAGAACTATACCCTACAAATATATTATTTCAAGGCATAATTATTATTAGAAAACATAACCTTTTTCTACAATAAATAAGTTGTAAATGGACTTTAAGAGCAATAATTCTTCACAATCCTATCCCTCACAAACTTAACTGCGGATTCTTGGGTGTACTTTTTATTCCCTTTTAAATCTCTTTGTTGGAGCATTGGGGAAATTATTTTTCGGTAGTATTTCTCGATGTAGTCATCAATAGATTCGTTTAATAGCTTTTTATCAAAATCTCCTAAAATCTTTTCAGAATCTATATCAACAAACAAGAAAAACCTCTCGTTGCCATTATAGTACTGTTTGTTAATCATCATTTCGGCAATTTTAAGATATTCAAACTTATCTTCAAACTTTTTTATGTGTCTATCAACGCTATCGGTATTTTTATGAAAACGAACCCAATTAAGGTTTTGCCATATTTTAGATGTTACTCTCCCGATAGATTGGAAGTGCATTATAATATCAGTATCAGTATGTCTATTAGTACATATAGCCCCTACAAGGTCATTTGGTAGGTGGTCAGAAATATATCTATTAATATCTTCTATCAGCAATAAACCTCCCCTATAATCTGTTAAGATTGTAAATAGAGCATCTTGGATTTCCTTTAAAGTCATTCTAACACCATCATCGTTAAATGGTCTTATTCTTCTTGCTTCAATAGTTGGATGTGCAGAAAACTTTTTTACATCCTTTAGTCGTAATGCTTTATATTCAACAAATTCATCATTTACATCTAAAACTAATGCTCGTCTTGGCTTTACTCCTTTACTTGCATTACCCTTAACGTAAGAGTTAATCATTTTTGTTGTTATAAATGTTTTTCCTACCCCCTTTTTGCCTACCGCAACACCTAATTTTGGTTCTCTCATATTTCTATGTGTTTGTGTAATTTATATATAAGTCATCTCCTATAAAATCTGTATTATTAAAACTTAAAGTTTCCTCTGTCTTTGTATCTCTATTACTAAAAGTAAAAGTCCTTATAAATAATTGAATTGTAAATGTGTCATCGGATTCTAAAAACATAATTATTTTTTCTTTTTAGGGCGACCTCTTTTTCTCTTTTTAGGTGCTTCTTCGCTTGGTGTTATATCTATTACTTCTTCAACTTTATTAGTTCTTGATAATTCATCTAATTTAGCAAGTATAGAAGGGTCGCCAAATTGTGGCATTCCTTCTGATTGTTGCGTGTTACTAAACGTAGCATTCTCTTTCATTCCTACCATATCTTCAACCATAGATTCCGCAGTAAATTCTTCGGGTTCAACAAATGTTGGTTGTGGTGTAGGTTGTGGTGTTGGTGTAGGTTGTGGTGTAGGTGCATCACTTGGAGGTGGGGGTGGAGGAGTGCTACTTGTTGTTTGTGCGGTTGGTTTAGATTTTGGCACAAAATTAGATTGCTCTTTCCACATAGTAAACAATTTATTATTTTGCTTCACGAGTTGAAATATCATTGCTCCCTTTGTAAGTATATCAGTACCAAAAGCTACTGCTAAAAACTGCTCATCAGTCATAGCAAGACCTTTCTTTTGAAAAACTCTAATCATTGGAGGTCTAACCTTTTCAACAAAGTCATCCTCTAATTTAATAGCATCGCTTAACTGTGCATTGTACTCTTGCACATATTCCATTAAGCCTAATGAATTTCCCATATCATCAATAGGAACTTGTAAAGATGGGTCTATTTCCCCATTCTCCATAGCTTGTGCTACTTTTTCCTCTTTGATTTTAGTTACTCTATTTGCTAATAAGTGTGCTTTACCATAAACATCTAAAACAGTATCTACCATTTGTTCGGTAGCATACATTTGTTCTTTTTTGTCTAAATTATCCATAGCGGGATTAAACGTGGAGGGTTCTTTTTCCTCTTGGTCAAAATCACTAAAATTAGGAGCATCAAATGTTGGTTCTTCTAATTCCGCTTCTAAACCTTGTGCATCTACATTTCCTTTAGTATATGCTCTTTCTTTTACGGGTTCGTCTAATGGACTAAACCCCGAATAAAAGTCTTGGTTGTTTTCAAATGAAACATCTTGTGAGTTGTCTTGCTCCGTTGATTCTTGATTAGTTTCTTGTGCTTTGCTCATTATATTGTTTTAATAATTTTAATTGATGTGTTATGCTTTCAAATTTCTCTATTCTCTCTAAATCTAATGGGTGGTTTGGGTCATAGTTTTCTACATCCTTTTTGTACCTCGATAGATTAGTGTTATTCTTGTTTAATACAAAAGATACATCTTTCAATGTAAAATCGTAATCATTAACAAGAATGTATGTTATAATACCAAGTGCGTGTGTTTTGTCATTATATCTTGATGACCCATAAAGTAACTCTTTAACTGATAACTCAAACTCTTTTGCAACTATTTTAATAATTGCTTTTGCAGTTTCATTTTGATAAGTTAGGTGGTTATCTTCTCTTAATTCTATGAGCATTTGTATAAAACCTCTTTCTCCTACTGCGGAAATAGTTTTATATATTTCTTCAAATACAATGGTAATACCTTTGTTGATGTTTTTGTGTGCCTTGCCCATTCTCAAATTTAGTATATTATTTTAAAAAATAAAAATTATCGTTTAAGTATTATCGCTCCCTCTCTCCCCCAAATCTTTTTCATATTATGATAAGTATGAACGTGAGAATCTTCAATTAGTAGTGCATCTTTGAAACCTTTAATCAAATTATCTAAATCGGGTCTTTGCTTGTGCGGTTGCCCATCCATCTTTTTTTTCTTGCGTTCACTCCAAGAACTTGGCATAGGTAAAACAAACTTTACATCTAAATCATCTTTAGGTTGCCATCTACACAAAAAGCAAAGCAACTTTAAATCTTCTTTATACTTCCAATATTTTTCAGTTGCGGGTCTTTTTTTCCACTTATCACTTTGTGTCATTCGTGGTTTTGCTACGGGAATTATGTTTAAAGTAATGTGAGGTAATACTTTTTGCCCATCAGCAGTTAGTTGTTCTTTAGGTTGTTCTTCCTTTTTTGCGTTTATGTCTATTACTTTACCTAATTCTTTTTGTGTGTCTTTTGGTGTTTCTTGTGAACTCATATTTTATATTTATCTGTTATTGATTTAAGTTTTAAAATTTCTTGACCTATTAAATAAGAAGCATCGTTATCGCTTGGATAGTGAAGCCCTAAATAAACCCTACTATCTGCAATATCAGTAATGAACTGCTTACAAAAGCCATAAGATTTAGGATATTTATTACCTATAATATTTAATATTACATAGGCTTGTATTGTATGACCACTCGGATAAGATGGGCTATGCCCCGAAAAAGTATCGTATGGAAAAAGTTTTAATTTATAATATTGGGCTAATTGATAAGGTCTTGGTCTTTGATATTTTTGTTTTAATTTTATGATAGTAGGAGATATGTCATCATTGATTGAATCAAATATTTCTTCTATATCCATTCCCTTTACAGTAAATGCAGAAATTATGCTTTGCTTTAAGTTTCTATCATATCTTTTATAACGGGCAAAATGTTCGGAATTACTTTCGTCAAAAATAGACCTAACCTTTTCAACCAACTCATTAAGTTCTTGCTTAACAGTTTCAGAATTATTTAACGGAAAATCTAATTGGCTTCCATAGGTTTTATCCAATATCGGTATAACTTCATCTGCTAAACAATTTTGTTTTAATATATTGAGATGATACTCTGATAAATTACCATAAGTTACTTTGTTAAGCCAATCTTCCATTTCTTACTTTATTTCCCGTTAATGTGTCAATTTTACTTTTCATTTCTTGCATATCTGATTGTAGTTGCATAACAATCTTGCTATCTCCTTTTTTTAATGCTTCTAATCTTCTTCTATAATAGAATATAGAATAAATTAAAGATGCACTTGTCAATCCTAACATCATAATTGCAACCCAACCTAATTTCGGACTACTATCTGATACACCTCCCATTGCCATAGGTGTTGCTTCTACTTTTGGTGTTGCTTCTACTGTTGGTGTCGAAGCGGGAGCGGGTGTTACTGTATTATCCTCCATTATCTTGTTTTTTTAATTATATATACTATTGTTCCCGTTGTAACTACTGCTATCAACGATAATAAAAATGTGGGCTTGGTGTACCATTTGTTTTCCCAAGTCTTAGTACTTGTTTTAAAAGTAGGCATTTTTGGTTTTTTACCAATATTTGCGGTTATTACTACTTCGTCTAACTCCTCAACATTATCTTCTAAATAAATCTGTGCATCTTGTAATTCTGATGCTTTTTTAATTTGAGTTTTTAATCCAATAAAACTTATTCTAAACTCATCATTTGGTTTTATATCTTCATTATCAATTTCAAAATAGCCATCTTGATTAGATGCAACTCCAAGAGTTGTGCCTTCTCCATTTCTATATAGCTGAATTGTTGCTCCATCAGTTTTTCCATAGCTATCAGTAATATATCCGCTTACTTTCATTTTTTAGTTATTTTTTTAAGTGTATAATAATTAACCAAAGCCCCCAAACTAAAAGAAATCATAGCTAACACTAAAAAAGTCTTATAGAATGTAGGATGTACCCCGTTTACTTGTTTTTTTTCCTTTTCTTCCATTACATTTTTCTTAATTGTGTTACTACTAAGCCATTTATTACCGCAAAAACTCCTACAACCGCTAAATTTTGTAAAGTTGTTTTTAATTTTGGCATATAAAGTGTAAACTTATCCTTATCCTCATTCTTTGCCACGTTATAATGAACAAACGATTCAAATGAAAATACCGCAAAAGTTACTACTGCTACTAAATTTCCATTTTTCATATTTCTACTCCTAAATTTAAAACTATCAGTCTTAATTTTTTTTCTTGCAATGAAAATTCAAATAATGTTACTTTCCAAACTCTAAAGTTTAAACACCATTTATTTTTTTTAGCATTGCTATTCCAACTATTTATCAAATTTAATTTTTTCATACCTTTACAAGTTCAGATGAATGATGATTTACTATTCTCATTCGATTATTAATTTTCTTAAAAACATAAGAATATCTTGCAGTAACTTTTTTACCATCAACACGAAATTCATAAACCCCGCTTGAAATCATACAACAATCTAATTCTTGATTTACATTATCTAAAATTTCACAACTAATACTTTTTCTATCTAAAAACATATCAAAGTATTCTCTAATTTGTTTTAAACCTACTTCAAGAGGTTGGCTATAAGTTCCTACTAAAACTGCGTTTTGGCAATAAAAATTTACCATTTCGCTTGAATTGTTTGGTCTAATACTACTTGCCCAATCACTTAAAATTGTAGGCACTTGTGTTGTGATTCTTACCATAATAATTTATCTGCGTAATATCCATTACTGTTTCTAACGCTCCTATCCTTTTTGTGTCTTATCTTGTATAATTTTCTTCTTTTTGATGCAGTACCTTTCTCTACTTTACCTTTTCTTTCAAGTTCCATATATGTAGGATAGTCATTGTATCCAATTGCACCTACACTTGCTACTTTAACCCCTTTTTTAAAAACATCAATTTTTTTGCCTTTGGTTTTGCTTGGTTTTACAGTAACTCCAATTTTCTTGGCTTGATTTTTTGTATATGTTTTTATTTTATAACTCATTATCCAAACATTGGAAAAAATGTTACACCTTTTAATCCACTATAACTACTAAGATTGTTTGGATTCCAAAACTCATCTACACCAAACTGTTCGGCAAGTCCTTGTTTTAAATCCTCTTGAAATTTGTCATAATCAATATCGGGTGCGTACATATAAGTTCTAATATCTTTCAATTTTTTGGGGTCGGCAGTTCCAAATTTTTTAATTAAGGCTTGTCTTATTTTTTCTGCCCTTTCTCTTGCTAATTTTTCCTCTAAAGCAAGTCTTTCTTCAATAGACATAGTATCCGCTTGAAATTCTTTTTTTGTAAAATTTGGTAAAAGTTTTCTAATAGCATAAATACCACCTCCCAAAAACAAACCCGCTATTAAAACTTTTTTAATCATAAATATATTTTTCTGTTGTTGCCATAAACAAGCCCCATACCAATAGGAGATTCACTTCCTATTTCTTGTTGGCTTCCCATACTTTGCCCGTAATATTGTCTATCTCTAACTTGTTCAATAGATTGATTTCTTTTTATTGATATAGGTTGTTTTTGACCACCTTTACCTCTATAAAACTCCTTTACCTCGTAATCTTTTATATCGGCTTTATACTCTTTCTTTTGGAACTTTGGTAAAAGTTTTCTAATAGCATAAATTCCACCTCCTATAAAAACTCCCGCTATTAAAACTTTTTTTATCATTTGAAATAATTTATAATTACCTTTTTCTTAAAATATTTACCGCTCCAAGTGTTGCTATTAAAAGCACACCACCTATGAGTAATCCACCCATATTACTTGATTTCTTTTCTTCAACTATGGGCTTCGCTTCTAAAACTTCTTTTTCCTCTTTAGCTTCCTCTTTAGCTTCCTCTTTAGCTTTCGCTTCTTTTTCTGCTTCCGCTTTTTTGTCTAATTTCTTTTTATAGCTTTTTAGTTGTTCTTGAGCATCTTTAAAATACTCCTCTGTGTAAGTTTTAACTTCATCCAATTTTGCTTGACTTTCTTCTGTTGGGTTATCTGCGACTTCTTTTTCTGCCAATGCTACCTTTGAAACTAAATCTTCAACTGTTGCTACTCTTTGTCCTAAAATTCTTGGTAAAGATTCTTTATCTAAACCGAGTTCTGTAATTGTGTCTTGTATATTCATTTTTTAAAAAATTAATTAATTCTAACAAATCTACTAAATTTATTTTATAAAATAATTATATGCCTTGATTATTTACGTTTAGATATAATATAACCTCCAACCAATACCGCCAATGCTATACCGCCATAAAGAGCGTAATTAGGCTTCTTTTCTTCTTTGGGTTTTGGCTTATAACCACCATAAGAACCCGTTAGCTTTTGCCCACTTGCATACAATTCATCAACATCAGTCATCGCAATTTTGTTTACAATCTTTTGTAGTTCCACATTACTCAAATCATATCCTCGTTGAGCATACTTTTTAATTCTTTTAACTGCACCTATTGGATTACATAAGCTATTGACTTGTAGCTTCTTGTTTTTAAGTGCATACATAAACTCTTTAGTAAAATAAACACCATCCCTATCAACTATTCCCGTACAAACTGTATAATCAAAATCTGCTACTGTACTTTCTTTTGATGGACTAAAGTTTTTAACTAAATCCACTTCAAAATTTGATGTTTTAATCTTTACAGAATTTTCTTCATCATATACTATTTCTCCTTTTTCAGAAAAATATTTTAATGCTTTATCAAAATTTTCTTGATTAGGAAAATACATATCAATATCCCCATTAACTTTACCTTTAGTGAAGGCATCTGCTACTGAACCACCCGCTATCCAAAACTCAATATCTTTTGGCATATCGCTGATAATCAGCTTATCAAAATATTCTTTTACTTTTTTTGGTTCTTTGCACTTAACAACTTTTGTATCTCCATTTTTATCTTGTAGATATAAGTAATATACTCCACCTATTACTGCCCCCCATAGTAATACTTCTTTCATTTTTCTTCTTTTTTAGTTTTCTTAAACTTCTTTTTTATATATGGAAAACCATATTTGACAAACAGAGTACCACTAACACCGATAGTAAGTAAGCTACCGATAGTTAGTGCTATCTTTTTTACTCCTTTATATTTACTCATTCAAAGATTACTTTTTCTTTAACATAGCTGATGCTCTTTTGACTGCATCTTGCCACTTCTCTCCCTCTTTTCTAATCTCCTTTGCTAATGTCATAGGGGTTTTTCTTTTACTTCTATTACCCTTGTCCATAGTTTTAACACGAGCATACTTTCTTTTACCGCCTTTTTTCTCCATTGCTTCGGATTCATTTCTGCGGTCTTTGTAGTTTTGCTCTTTAGTAGAACGCTTCCCTTTGGTGTTACCTAAACTCTCATCAAGTTTATCATTGTACCCTTGTGTTTTACCACCTTTAGCGTATCGAGGTGTTCCTTGATTATAACTTGAAATATCATCAGCATCCCTACCCGATAAGTTTCTTCTATCAAATAACGGAATAGCACCTAAGAAATACTCTCCAACGTAATTACCTCCAAATTCCATAATATCCTTTGCTTCATAGTTTCTTAATGGAACTGCATACAAATCATTTGACATTTCATTTTTTTGAAGAACTAAAACGGGTACGGGTGGAATATCTTTATTAGGATATTGCCAAAAACCATCAGAATAATTATCTGTTGATTTTATTTCATCTAACCTATTTTCAGAAACTAAAAGAAATTTATCATATTTTGTACTTACACCACTTGTAGAATCTTTCCTATCATCGTTATAGTATAATTTTACACTATTCTTATAGTTAGCAACTCTACCACCATCAGCGAACTTACCACCTTGCATCATACCACCTTTAGCGTACCCGTGTGGTGTTGGATATGCGGGATTATAGGTGTTTGCATAGTATTGATGTACCCCTTGTGGCAATCCACCTCCCATTGCAAAAAGTTCCATTTCATTAAGCGTTCCCGTTTCGCCTACAAGCCCCGCTTGACCAAATGGTGTAGGTAATGTTCCTCCCGCTTCCATTTTAGACTTTCTTTTTTGATAGGCTACTTCCCAAGGTTCTTTGCTAACCCTTCTTCGGTCTTGCATAAGCGAATGTTTAGACCTTTTGGTCTTACCACCTTTTTCAAAATATTCAACATCAAGACTTTCCCCAAGAACTTTATCAAATTCTTCAAAATTTTCATCTGTATCTTCAAAGAAACCTTTTTCAACTGCATTATCATACATTTGATTTCTAATTGAATGATATTCAGAAGTTCCCTTTATTTTGCCCTTGTAAGTTGAAGCAGACAATTTAGCGGTGTTTTTTACTCTTGATAGTTCCCCACCTTTAGCGTATATATCAAGTAAATTAGATTCGTAATTTTCTGCTCTTTCATATAAAAAGTCAAATCCTTCTTTTCCTCCAACATATTGAATTGCAAAAGGACTTAATCGTAATACATCATAATCCGTAAATTTATCTGCCATAAGGAAAAAGTCATTTGCATCTTTTTCTTTTCCAAATAGAAAAACAGTAACTATGTCATCACTATCAATCTCTCCACCTTTAGCGAAAATCTGATTTTTGTCTAAATACTCTGCTAATTCTTTAGGAGAAGTAAAAGTTTTCTTGTTAGAATACTTTAGAGAACCATCTCCTTTTGGCTTATTGTCGTAAAGAAATACCTTTCCATCATTTATAATGGCACTCTTATTTAATCTATTGTGTTGATAATCGGTTTGCCCTTTAGGTATTCCAAATTGACTATCTTTCAACACTCTTTCAAATGCACCATCTTTACCTAATTTTTCCATCATTTTAGAGTAATACTCATCTAAATCTAACTTACCACCTTTAGCGTATTTTTTAGAATACTTAAATTTAGCATCGCTTGATTTATCATAGAAGTCAATTCTTATTTCTTTTACTAAACCATCTCTATTTTTCTTTACTATAAAATACTTTCTTAATTTATTTGCTATTACGATTGGTGCAACACTTCCTTTCTTACTTTTAGAATAATAATTAGCAGATTTTATGAGATTATCTTTTTCTGCATTTTTAAATTCCTCAAAAAAATCATCCATAGCATCAGAATAAATCATACCACCTTTAGCGTATCCGTGTGGTGTTGGGTATGCGGGATTATAGGTGTTTGCATAGTATTGATGCACTCCTTGTGGTAATCCACCTCCCATAGCGAACATATCCATTTCATTCATAGCACCCGTTTCTCCGACAAGACCCGCTTGACCAAATGGAGTAGGTAGTGTACCACCCGCTTCCATTCTTCTAATCTTTAACTCTCTTGGGTTTTTATCATACATATCTCCCTCAAACCAACTTACGACTTTAGCTAACCCTTTGTCTAACTTATCTTCAAGTTCTTTATATGAATTAAAAGTGAATCGTTCTTCAATGTAATCTTCTAAATTACCGCTTCTGTGATAAGGTGCTTCAAGGTTTACTACACCACTTAATTGAATAGTATGTTTTCCATCTTCTCCTCTATCATTGTTTGGATTATAATAAAATGCTTCAACTTCCATCATAACAGAATCCTCATCATCTTGCATAAACATATCCAAGTCATTTGCTTCATCTGAATAACCCGCATCTTCTAATTCTGAATAGTTTACATTTTCTATTCCGCCTAATTCTTCAACTATTTCGGGGTATTCTTCTTCAAAGCGTTCAAATCCGTATTCTCTATTTCTTTCTCTAAATTCTTCAATCTTTTCATCTAAAGATGCAGTCGGTAAATTCATACCCGAACCTTCTAACATATTACTATATTCAAACCATCGAGAACTATACCCGCCATTAGTAAAAGGAATAAAACCATCTCTGCTTTTGTATTCTACTTCCTCTCCTTTGGTATTAGTGGCTTGTTCATAAGTTGATTCAATGTCCTCAACCGCATCGTCTATTTTATCTTTTAAGATTTCATAAATTTTAGAGTATTCTAATACCTCTCCACCTTTAGCCATAGATTTTTTATTAACCTCTTTTAAAAGGTAATCTTGCCATTGCATTTTAGATTTTGATTGTTCCCATTGTTTTCTAATTTTTCTTCTTTCTTCAAGTGAAATTCTATCCATAACATAATCAGTAAAAGCATCGTAATCTTTACCGAAATCATCGTAAGTTTTCATTTTTCCACCTTTTTCCATTGATTGTTGTTGGCGATATACTTTTCCCGCCACTTTTTTTCCTACTTCCATAGCTTCTTTTTTACTATATGTTTTTCCATATTCATCTTGAAATTGCTTTTCTACGGGTTTACCCTCATAGCTTTTAGCAACTTTTTTTGCTAAACCATCAAATCCTATTTTTCCTCCTTTAGCCATTTTAGAATTAGATATTTTAGATTTAAGTGCTTTTTTATCTGAAAGCAATTTGCTTATTTCTGCTTTAGCTTTGGCATCTCCCTTATCTGCTCTCATAAAAGTTTTAGAAAGTGAATCAAGGCTTTTAGCATCTAAATTGCCATTTTTGTATGCTTCGTGAGAAACTTCGTGTAGCTTCTTCATATTTTTAGTCTTTAACTGCACTTCAACGGGTACTCCTTTATATTCAACTATATAATGATATGCTCTATAACCCGCATTAGGAGTTTTGTAAAAATCATCTCTGTCCAAAACCTTACCTAATAAACCGCCATCAATATCATCTCTTACTTGTTCAAGTTCCTTTTGGTTTTTAACCGCAATCGTTGTTCCAATCATATCTGTTAATCCCTTTTTTGGGTCTAACATTCTTTTTTCAACTAACTTTTTAATTATTGAGTATGGAGTTTTTGTTCTTGCATAAATATCAGCATCTTTTGGTGCTTTTTCATCAAGAGTATCTACCGCATCATACATAATAGTATCAAGTTCGGCTTTTACATTTAATAATTTATCAAATGTGTTTCTTAATTCAATTTGCTCTACTTTACCTTTTTTACTACTATCTAATGGGTTTGCATCATCTATATTAACAGTTCCATCATTATCAAAATCTCCATATATCGCTTTATACTTTGATTTATTAAATTTTACACCATCATTCACTATGCTTATTGTACGACCACCATCTTCATAATCAATGGTAACATCTTCAACTAACATTTCGGTAGGTTTATTAACAACACCCTTTACAGTATTTAATGTAAAACCATCAATATTTCCACCATCTTTGTAGTAATCAGAATGAATATCTAATTTACTATTCATATCTTTTTTTAAAGATTCAATAGCCCCACCATCAGCTAAATAAGGATAACCCGATTGTCTTACATCACTTCTATTATCTCTGTATTCATAATAAGTTTTTCCCGATTTAGAAGTTCTCTTACCTCTTGGCAAAGCGGGTATTTTTGCATCTCTTTCTAAATCACTATCTAATTTTCTTTCCCCTCCTTTATTCTTTTTCGGGAATTTACTTAAATCCTTTTGAAACTCTGTTGATGTTATAAGTTTTTGTAATTCGTCTAATGCACTTTGAGTTTCTTTAGATTCTTTCTCTTTAGCTTCTTTAGATATTCTCGCTCTCGCCTCTTTGAAACTAATCCCCTCTTTTTTTGCAAGTTTACTTGCTCGTGTAGAAATATGCTCTTTAGAACCTTGTTTTTTAGGTTTAGTTGATTTAGTTTGACTTGCCTTTTTTGAAGGTTTTTTAGCAGAACTCTTTTTAGTAGCTTTAGTTTTTGCTTCTTTTTTTGGTTTAGTCGCCTTTTTAGTAGGCTTTTTAATTGCTTCGGGCAATTCTTTTTCCAATCGAACTAATAATTTGTCAAGTGCGGGTTCAACCTTTTTATTTACTTCTGCTTTAGTAAAGTTTTCAGATTTATCCTTCATTTTTTTAAGAATATCTCTTACTGCGGGTTTCAACTTACTTTGGTCTATACTTTCATATTTTTTAACTAAACTCATAACTTTATTTTATAATTCTATTGTTTCTAATTCGTCAAACTCTAAATCTATATTTTCAATTTCTGATAGAAAATCAAATTCATCATCTAATCCCAATTTTTGATTTATCTTATTGTTTACAACTACTATTAATTTATTTAAGGCATCTGATACTTCTTCGCTTAAACTGTTGATAGCGGGTATCTGATTGCCTCTCCTTGCTAAAAGGGTGTCGGTAAATACATTTTCTATTTTGGCGGGTATTCCTTGCTGACTTGATTCCAACAGACTAAATTCTGTTTTAACTTCAATATCTGATTTAGGTGGTACATTTTCAGTTAAAAATTCATTGTCTTTATCAAAAACATCAACTAAAGGAAGTGCCATTTGATTTATGTATTTTTTATCCTTATAATATTTATTTAATTTTTGTAATATTTCCTCTAATGAAAATCTTGATGAAATTAATGCTCGAAAATCATTTATTAAATTTTCGGGGTTAAATAAAATAGGTCTTGGAATGTCAATTTGAGCATATCTGTAATTTAATATCCCCACTACATAATAGGATTTTAATTTATACAAGTATTCTGCACCTATTACTTTTTTTATTTCGGTAAAAATATCAAAATCTTTAGAATTTGATAAAAAGTGGTCGGTGTCCGCCTTATACATTTTTAACATTTCACTTTGTGAAATCAAACTAATAGTTGAATTAGCAATAAAATCACTTAAATCATTTGCAATTGCTTTACCATCTAAAGTATCATAATTCAGAAGCAAGTAATCATTAGTTAAGTCTGAAACTTTACCCAAAACAAATGAAAATTTCACTGATTGAGATTTACTACTATAATCTATTAATATGTTTCTATCTAAATTCATTAACTTATATTTTTATTTATCATCTCTAAATACTTGTTTCTTTCTTCAAGTATATCCTCTTGATATTCTCTTGTATCTAATTGTACTTGCTCTCTAAACATTCTATCATAAGCATCTTTTGTTATTGCTTGTGTTTTTAATTGTTCGTCAAGTTCTGATAATTCAATACTTCTTATTTCAGAAGTGGTAGATAAAGATTGTGTAATCATATTATCTAAATATCTTTTTATATCACGTTTACTATCTCCCTTTTCCTCTAACCTTTTTATAATACTTTTAATAACCTTATTAGGAGTTTTACTTAATTGCAACTGTACATAATCTGAAATTCTACTAAATACATTAGCTATTTCTTCTTTTGTTTCATCACTATTTAGCCTTTGGTTTTCATCTGCTCTTAACCCGCTAAATAACATAAGCCTTTTATCAACAACTTGTGATGGGAAATCCCCCCTATCAATCATAGCTGAAACAAAATTTCTTATATAAGGCATTGTGGTTGTTTCTATATATCCGTGTCCTACCATACTTCCATCACTCCCTCCGTAATTCCTATTATTTGTCATTTTATAATTCCAACCCGTAGAAGCGTTCCACATATAATATCTAAAAAAACGAGTATCAGAAGTAAATGTGCTTATCTTATTAATATCAACTGTTTCTCCATAGTTTTTTATCATAAATATTTTGTATAGTCTTGTACCACCTATATTTTGCGGATAAATACAAAAAATTCTTACTCTTACTCCCGACCTTTCTAAAACTCTTGCCAACATTAAGTTTGGCATCATAGAAATTAGCATTTGTTCGGGATTGTATCTCCAATTTTCTCCACTTGTAAAATATAAATCAACATAAGGTGCAATACCTCCACCCTTTTTTTCTCTTACTGCATATACTTTTTTATTTGTTGTAGCATATTTTAATCTATACCCTTTACATTCATTTACTATTTTCCCGTTAAGAAAAGGCAAGAAAAGTTGTGTGGTTTCATCTTTTAAAACTTTTAATTCGGGGCAATTTGATACCATTTCCGTTGTGCCTCTCTGTCTTTTTTGGACAATTCTTTCTTCCCCATTAACGAGATAATAACTATATTTAATTTTGCCCAAAGTAGATTGAAAAACTTTACTTGAATCTATTATCTTATTTGTAGATTCGGAGTAATATTCTACGGGTCTAATTAATCCAATAGATGCTTGTGAGAAATCAAAAACTCCAATGGCTCTACTTGTAAATTTTAATTTAGCGGGTGTTATATCTCCACCTAAATCAAGTTCAGATTTTATGTCTGATACAATTTCTTCTACAATATCTAAAAGAGGTTGGTCTAAAAACGTACTTAATCCCGTATTTATATCAAACTGTTCAGAAAAAGACCTATTATCATTTGATTTATAACCATACTTATTAGCTTCTCTAACGTTGTCTGTATTTCTTGTTGCAGAATTTTCGGTAGTAGCCTTTGGCAAATTATTATCATCTGCTATTTTAGTACCTTCTTCAACCCATTTGTAAGGGTCGAATGAGAATTGTATGTATGATTCTCTTGAACTCATCTATTTCACTTTACCTTTATTATCAGTATTAAATTGATTTATTAAAACATTTGCTAATTGTTTATCTTCATCAGAAGCCAAATCGCTCAATGGTAAATTATTTTTATTGTCGATTAAATCAAAAAATTGTTTTTTATCTACTTCTAATTCAAGTGTTTCCCTTTGTTGTTTAGTAAATAGGGTTAAAAAACTATCAACCGCATCTTGTAGCGTTTTTGGTCTTGGTATTTTTTCATCTCCTAATTCAGCATTAATTCTGTATGCTATGTATGTATCCTTAAAAGACACCATAAGTCTTTGAGAAACAAATGCTCTTGATTGGAAATTATTTTTTTCTATGGCTTGTCGTAATCTAAATAAGAAATTAAAGATAAATGTCAAATTAACAATATTCCCTTGAACCATAAAATTGCTCATAATTTCATCTAATTCATATTGAGGGTCAATAATAAGTTGGTAACAACTTCCCGCAAATCTATCTTGTAAAGATAAATCTTGCTTAAAGTTAGCTTCATAATCAGCATCAGCTTCATTCAATAGAGAGTTACCCGTAGCGATAACAAATATATTTCCTTTACTTACTACCATACCTCTACCATTTTGAATCGTTGGTCTTATTACAGAACCATCATCAGCAACTTCATCGGGGTCTTTAATTTTAGACAAACCATCATTCAGAACACCCGCAGTATTAGGGTCAAGTTTAGGTAATTCATCAAGCAACAAAACTGCTCCCGAATATGGTTTACCCGTTTTAGGGTTTATTTCGGGCATAAATAGATTTCCAAAAGCATCTGTTAGCCTTCCTTCTTGATAACCTTCAATAGTTTGTCCACCAATTACATCTAAAGGAGAAGTAAATTGATTACAGTTAAGTGTGATAAGTTTATAATTCAAGGCTTTAGCTATTTGACCCGCTATGTATGTTTTTCCCGTTCCCGCACCTCCGTATAGATAAACATTATTTCCCGCTTCCATATCAGATAAAATTAAATCAAATACTCTACGTTTTTGTCCATCAGAAGTAGTTACGGGTACACTTTGAGGATTAACAATTTGAATAGTTTGTGTTTTACCAATTAAATCAATTAAACTTTTATCAAGGTTTTTCTTCCCTAATTTAGCTTTACTTAATCTTTCATCAACTATTTTTCTAACCTCTGATTTACCTACACCTTCTCTTGCAAGTTTATCTATTGCTTGTGTAAATTCATCAACTGCGAATTTTATATCGTTATCTACTTGTTGTGTTTTGTCGGATGCTTCTAAACTTTCAAGTTTTTGTAATTGACTTTCTGCATCAGCTTTAATGTCGGGTGCAGTATTAGGGTCATTTATTACATCAAGTAATTGTTGCTTATCCATAATTTATTTTTATTTAATTTTATCTTTTATTATTTTTTTTGCTATATCTAATTGCATTTTGTTCCAAATATTTGAAAACTCCTCCCATTTAGTGTTTAAAATATTCGATAATTCATAAAAGGCAAATGGTTCTTTTATTCTCCAAACTATATTTTCAATAAATGTTTGAGGTGTGTCCAAATCATAGATTACAAAAACACCAATTACCTCATTACTATTATCTCCTCCTTTAGTATTAAAATATTGGTCAAATGATGCACCCAAATTTGTTTCTTTGTCTTGAATTTTGAATTGAAATACATCGTCATTAAGTTTAGGTCTTGGAGTTCCTTTGCCAAGTTTTTTAGATATTTCATTAAGTTTTTTAATATCTATAAAGGGAGGCAATAAAGTTATATTGTCTAATGTTTCTTCTATTTCGGGATTGTCCTCTAAAAATTTATCTAATGGTGGTGTTTCTCCCTCTGATTCATCTTCTCCCTCTGATTCATCTTCTCCCTCTGATTCATCTTCTCCCTCTGATTCATCTTCGCCTTCTTCTGAACCACCTTCTTTGCCTTTTCCATCTTCATCTGATTCTTCTTCCCCATTGTCTGAACTACTTTGTGAATCACTATTTGAATCCCCATCAGTTTCTTCTTCCGAATCCCCATCAGTTTCTTCTTCCGAATCCCCATCAGTTTCTTCTTCCGAATCCCCATCAGTTTCTTCTTTAGATTTGCTTCCCGCACTACTCCTATTGTTTTCATCGGTAAAATCATTATCTACATCTCCATCTTCTACCATTTTTAAAAAATCTTCTAAATCTATTCCGCTATCATCATCTGTACTATTGGAAGATTGTGAATCATCGACATAAAAAATTTCGTCAATTAATTCATCTGTTGGATTATTAGAAGTTGAAGTTGAGGTGGGTAGTTCTTCTACCAAACCTAATTGTAATTTTAAATTTGTAGCTAAATTTTTTCTTCGTTCTGCATTTGTTTTCCCTAAAAAATCTAATTTATCTAATTGATTATCAAGTAAAAAATTTGTAAAACTATCTACTGATTTTTGATTAGGGAATCGTCTTTTAACTTCGGATTCACTTATCCCTTCAAGTAAATTACTTGCGGTTCTGATTGCCCAATTATTTTTTTTATCACTCATAGTTTATATTTTTCCACCTTTTTCAAATCTCGAATCTAAACTCAATGAATTAAATTCATTTGAATTAGCAAACTTATTTTGGTCGCTATCAAATGTACAAAAGGACAATGAAGCATCTTTCATTCCTTGTTTAGCTGAATCGGGTATATATTCATAAAAAACATATCCATCATAAGTTGTATATAGTCTTATATAAGTAGTAAAGTTTTGCCACATTCTGATAATTTGCCAAGCAAAAACTTTTGTTTCAAGTACCTTTTCTTTATTAGTATTTATATTGCTAAAGAAATCAAAGTCGTAAATATTGTAGTTAATCTTTAAAAAATCTAAAAAATCTTTTATTGGTCTTTTCTCAACTCCAAATCTTGAAAAATCTATTGGATTACGAATGTCAAGAAAGCATCTATATATAAACTCTCCCGTATATGGATTTAACTTCTTTATAATTTGAGAATCAACCCCCGCTTTATCTCCTCTTGAATCCCAACTTGTAGCAAAGAAATTAGCCATTTCTCTTTTAACAGTAAAATAATGTGCGTTATTGGTTTCATAAGTTTTCCAATTTGTAAACAACACATTTGTTCCGTGATAAACTGCTAAAGGTTCTTTTGTAACATCATTTATTACTTTAGAAACATTTATATAGTTTTTATCTTCATAGGCTTTTTCCCAATCTCCAAAAAACAGTTTGAAATTTTCTGTTCTAACAGTAATAAATTCCTCTTTAGTTAATTGACTTGGTTTGCCATTTATAGATGGAAATTTACACGGAGTATATTTTTGATTAATATCCCCCCATTGTTTGTTAAAAGAAATTTCAAGTCTTTTTTTGATTGTATCATTTTGCTCAATATCGGTTTGATTTAATTCTCTTAATTTCCTTGTAAATAATTTAATCTCCCTTAAATAAAATGCAATTTGTTCATTAGAAAGAGCAACTTTTTTAAGTTCTAACTCTGTGGCAAGTGCTTTTATTCTCCCCTCTAAATAGTTTTTTTGTTTAGAATAGTCTATCAAAGGTGCAACAATAGTTACATCTTGTGGTGTAATTTTTTTAGCTATAAATCCAAGTTTTTGATATAAATAAAATTGTGTTTTAGAAGCATCAAAAGGTTCTAACAATATTTTTTTATTTTCTTCATCAATGGTTATTGTATCTACATCTCCCGTTTCTTCATTTACTATATCAAGATGTTGTAGGTTTTGATTACGCAAATCAATTACGGGTAATACTTTATATCCTTCACTTATAAGTTCATCAATAGCTTTTTTTAACTCTTGCTCTCTTTCTGTAAAAGAAGTTTTGCTTGGGTCAATAAACCTTATATAATTATAGTTGGTTCTTGAATATCCCTCTAAACCTACACCAAATAAAGAAAGTAGAAAATCATAATAAGGTGGTATCTTTTTTCCATTTCCAATCCTCCAATATGAGTTATCCCATTTTTTTATAACCTTTTTACGACCAACTCTAAATTCAAAATTTTCAACAGTATTTTCATTTACTTGAAATTTAATCCTATTTCCATATTGACTATCTACATACAAGCCTTGAATATAATTTTTATAAAGAGCATTATAAGAACTAAAAGGGCTACTTGTTGTATCTGCACCCTTTTTTATAAGAATTGTTTGTACATCGGGTGCATTAGGATTTAGGGTTTTTTCAAAAAATTCCATAAAATTTAGTGAAAGTTTACCGAAATAAGCCTTTAAAATTTTTCTTGCAGTTTCAATTTGAAATGATGTTAGACCCTTTATGTTATTTATGTCTGTTAAATATTCAATTTTACTGAAAACTGTTACTGATTGGGGGTTTCCATTTAAAATATCAATCAGTATTTGTTCTGAAATGCTTAAATTCGATTCAATAGTTGCTCCATTATAGTCCTCTGAAACATATAAAGGCTTCAATTTTAACGTATCAGTATAAACATTCATAATAATACCTATCATATATACTTTTCCATCTTTTTCAACAGATATTAAAGCATTATTATAAAGGAACTCTTTATCAAATGATGTCAATGGATATTCAAATAACTTAACATCTCCTCCCTTATCATAATTAGTTAGTGGTCTTTCATATTCTGTATATCCAATCATATCGGGAGAAAATTTTTCAAACTCATTTCTTGCCCATTTTACTGCATCTTCATAAGTCTTAAAATACTTTCTTTCAACTTTAAAGCCCTTGTCCTTGTTCATAAAATCAACATAGGCTTCATTGACTTCCCCGCCTTTAGCATACACATCTCCAAATCCATAAGTAGATTGTAAATCAGCCATTGCTTCATTTGGGTCTGTAACTATTGCGGTTGTAACTCCACCTAAAGCATAGGCTAAATCTTTACCACACATAGTTTTTCCGCCATATTCATACTCGGCATTGCAATCAAACATTAAATCGTTTGGTACTTCGCCACCATCAGCAAATGAAACACCACCACCACTTTCGTTAATAGCTGAAAGTATTTGTCGGTTAGTCATCATTTTACCATTGAAACTTCTCTTTTTAGTGTCGGAAACTGCATCTCTTGTGATTACAACTTCTCCGCCTTCCATTTCAAGGGGTTGCCCCGTAGATTTATTTATTGCTTTTATTCCACCCTTGCTATGTCTTTTACCAACGAGCATACCACCCGCTTGACCCGAAGCGTGAACAATTTTGTCTTTTATTTGACCATCGGGGTTAAAATCTGTTTCGCCACCTTTAGCAAACACCCCACTTGCAATAGCATCTACCTCATCTATACCATCGTGCATAACTGCTTGAGGAAATATTCTACCGCCACTTTTATACCTATCGTTCATATTAATAGTTATTTTTTCGTTTTCTTTTTCTACAACAAAATTAGATGGGCTTAATCTTTCATAATAATTCTTGTAGAAATCTGTTCTGTCAAACTCATCGGTTGAGCCACCCATTTGCATTTTTAATTCTTTAGCATCCACTTTACTTGCTTTACCTCCCATTACCGCAGAGTACACACGAGCCATTGCCCATTGCTCTTTTCCTAAACGAGATTTTCGTGGGTATTTAGAAGTATTTGGATTTTTACTGAAATCTTTTTTTAATCGAACAGAGCCGATATTAGTTTTCCAAGCACCAATACCTTTGTTGTAAATTTCTTGAAGCCCTTTTTTAGAAACCCCCGTTTCTTTAGAAATAGATGTAAGGCTATGAGAAGCATCTTTTGGATGATTGTATTTCTTATTATATTTTTTTTTCCAAGTTGCCATTAAATTCGATATACTCAATTCACAAATATAGGCATTTAATTACAATATTAAAATTTATTTTGTAGAATAATATTTAATAATTTAATATTGGATTTAAAGTCTTTACAAACAATACGCTTTCATCATCTTCTTTGTCATTGTTTAACAGAGAAAAAGCATCAAGCCAATCTTGTGCTTCATCAAATGAAAGTTCTTTTACTTTTAATAATATATCTAAGCACACCCAATAGTCATAAATAATCTTTTTGGGTATTGTATCACTAACTCCAATAATTGCATTTTCAAAGCCACTTGCAATAACAACCTTTTCATTTGAATCAATTAATTTTCTGTCATAAAGACTTTGCAGTATTTTATTTTTATGTTGCACTCTTTTTATCTGATTTATTTTTTCTCTCATAAAGTTGCTTTTAAGTGATATAAGCAATAATCTAATATATAATATTTTTTTTTCTTATTTTTGTTTTCAGTAATAATAATTAATTATTTAAAAGTAAATATTATGGATGGAGTATTCGATATTAAATCTACAAAGTGGTTAGGCGGTAACAACGTACATAACACATTAGCATTAGTAGGTATCGCACTTTTGGTTTATAAAGCCTACAAGTAAAAAACACTTCTCTGCAAAGAGATTTTTTTATTTTTTTAAATTTGACCACCTTACATCAAAGAGTGGTTAGATTTTTTTTTGCCTAAAAACAAGCATTATTTAGCTAACAAATATCCACCAACAAAACCTACACCCGCCCAAAAAGTATTCTTTTTATAAAATGGTGTATATACTTTTATAATCACATTCTGCATTTGTATTGTTTCAGTATATGGATTCTTATTTAGTAATATTACTTCGGGATTAGATTTACCAAATATATTTAACTTCTTATCTGCAATATATATAGAATAATCGTTCTTTACTCTTAAACTATCAATACCAATTCCTAAATTACTCGCATAGCCACTTAAACTATACCACCCTTTAGGTTCAACGTAATCAAAGTAATTCTTATAATCAAATCCATTATCTAATAACGTAGTATCAATAACAGTTTTTGTATAGGGTATAAATACAGTATCAATCTTTGTATTAGTAACAATCCTAACCTTTGATTTTATTTTCTTTAGCTTTTTAATTTCTATTAAACCATTATCAATAGCTTGTTGTTGTGTAAGAATAATTTGGTTTTGAGAAGTAACTTTTTCTTTATTCTTGTTTAACTCGGTTTTGAATTTTTGATTTGTTATATCAAGGCTTTCAATGTTTCTTAAAAGATTTTTATTTACTTTATCTTTCTCACAAGCATCAAACATTGATATAGCTAATAGAAATAAAACTAAAATAGATAAATTTCTATATGCTTTTTTCTTAACTGTTTCTGTTAGCCAATTCATATCTGTTTTTTTTCGTTATTTTTTATAAACTTGGTTAGTGAGGTAATTAAGCTATCTGCTGAAAACAACATAAGAGTTGCAAAGATTAATAATACAACGAATATCCAAAGATTATGATTATCTACTTTAAAAAGATAATAAAATGAAGCTACATAGCTTATAACTGCGATTAACGTGGTTTTCCACTCCTTAATGTTTTTTAATTTATTCATAATTTTCTAAATTTATTGTTTTTTACTGTGATTGCTTTGTTTGTTCTTACACATTCGGTATAGTTTTCTTGACAAAATTTAGATTCATTTACTTCTTTTCTTGCTTCTTTTTCAAGTGGCATTTTATCATATCCATAAACAAGATATTCATAAAAATATTTTAAATAGAAAAGTATTGCACCTCTTTTGTTATATTCTTTCCAATGGTGTATTTCGTGATTGAGTAGTATTTGATTACCCTTTTCTTTTTTGGATATAAAAATTCCAAAAGGAGGTATTGACTGTGCATTATAGTTTCTTGGCAATTCGTTCAAATAAAACACTTTTGGTTTTGTATTAAATTTTGAAAATAAATAATCTAACACTACAACAGATGATAAAATAAATAATGGTTTTTTTAATACATTCATTATGACATATATTTTAAAATTATTGTTCCTTTATAATCATCAAAAGTTGTGTCTATGTGATAATGTTTCTTGAAAATATTTTGTAATACCTCGTTTGTTTGTTGTGGTTTAATTTTAGTATTAGAAAGGATTAAGAATTTAGGATTATTTCGCAACATTCTTGCTATAAAAAATTCCCAAGAATTAAACTCTTGAGTTGTATCTAAGTGTATTAAATCATATTCTCTTATTTTTACATCCTCCAAGTCCGTGTTTGTATATGTGCAATTATCATACCCTTCAAACTCTTTAAAATGCTTATCATTAATAGAGTTTAAACAAACCTTTTCTTTAATAAATTTTATATAATTAGCAACAAAACCTTCATCTGAATAATTAATAAATACTTTAGTTAGCCTATGAGAATTAATTAATCGTTGAATTTCCACACATTGACCCCAAAGGTCTGCTTTGTTTTTTCTTGTAAACTCTAATATTTGTTCTATTGCTTCCATTTGTTTGTAATTAAGGCATTTAGCAAAGTTAAAAAAAATAAAACCGATACTATCTCATATCGGCTTCAAAACAAGCGTTGCTACAAATCCCATCTTCTTCCATAGGTTTGCCACACACTCCACATTCCCCCTCGTGAGGAGGGTCGGTAAAAGGATTACCAATATCTAAATAACTCATAAATTAAATTTTATTGATTATCATTTTCTATAATTTCTCCCGTTTCAGCATTTACAAAAACCACTTCCGTTTGTGTAGAGCCACTTTTCTCTAACAAATCAACTCTATCAATAATTGCAGATGTTGAATATCTTGATACACCATTTTTGTTTACATACTTCTTACTTGAAAGTGTATAACCAATTCTGACTTTATCTAATTTTTCTACTCCTAAATTTTTAAGAGTTTCTATTGTTTGGCTAAAACCAATAAAACATATTGGATAAAACCTATCTCCTTTTTTCTTTCTAATTACTAATTCAACCACTTTTGGGTTTGAAAAATTAATATCGAAAACTTTTGCGTCTATTGTCATAAAGAATAATTGTTATTTGCTAAAATAATAAATTTATATCATTTTATCGGTTAATTTATTTAAAAATTCATTGAATGTTTTGTCATCAAATTCTAATAACCACTTCTGTACCACATAATTTCGTGCAAGGGTTCTTATTTCTGATTCCTTTTTTTCTCTTGCGGTAGTTAGGTTTTTTGTTGTTCCTTGTACTGCATCTTTATACGCTGATTTTCTTGCGTTCTTTGTTGTTTGCTTTTTACCATAGTCCATTGCTTCTGCAACTAAACTTTTTGTAAACACCATTAATTTATTTCTTTTAATAAAATCATAGGTTACACCTCCGTAGTCGTGAAAGCGTTTATCTTCTCTTGAATTATACATTGCCAATAAACTTGACTTTGTAATATTGACCTTTTCCTCAATAGTTATTTTTATAGATTCGTTTTCAATTTTATTTATGCTCTGTCTAATATCAGAAAGCACTTTACCTCTATATTCTTTGTACGCTTTTAGTATTTTGGAAATATATAGCGGTGTGAAATTTTGATAATGCTCTACATCAATATTCAAATCCCCTTTTAAAGACAAATTAATTGCTTGGTCAATATCAACTAAATTCAATTCATTAAAGTTCTCTCTAATAAAAGTAATATTCATAAACAATTCTTCTTGTGAAAGTTCTTCACGAATACCAATGTAATATCTCCATTTACCTACTAAATCAATTAAAGGTTTCAATTCATCATTTGTATTGAAATCCCTAATACGTTTCAATGAACGATACGCTTCGTATATTTTAATTTTATTGTCAGTAAATTTAGCCTTTACTAAACCAATCGACTTGTTTTGCTTTATCAACTGCTGATTGGGTTTTTTGGAATCTTTCATTTGGTTTTTTCTTATTGTTTTTTTCGTTGAGGTATCCCTCCATTTTTTGACTAAATAATGTTTGTGGTCGCAAGTAATCTTCCATTGATGTATTCAACCATTTTTCAGTTTTAATATCAATTACTTTTTTAAAGTCATTTTCATTGTATCCATCTTTAATTCTTCCATTGATAAATCTAATTGTTTGTTTGTTTTTAATTGTAAACCTTTTACTTGTTTTTTCATTGAGGTAATCAATTACTTTTTTAATTAAATCAATATTGTTTTTCAATGGTTCTTTAATTGTTTTTACTTTCTTATTTCTAATAACTTTAATTATTATATTTTGTTTAGTTAATTCAATAGAAATTCCATTGGAATCATTATTAAAAAATTCTAATCCAAAACGTAATATCCTATAAAAAGTAGATTTATTGTAATTGAATTGTTTTTTAAGTTTTTTTAATTGAATAGTTGAGGTATTCCCATCATCAATTTGACCTAAAATATAAATCCACAATAATTGATACTCTATTGGCTTTTTATAGAGGTTATTTAAAAATAGTATTAACATAGATTAAATACTATTCAACAACATCGTCAATCTTAACCCCCAATGCGTTTGCTAAAATCTTTGCAGTATTAGTATGAAAGTTTGTTAGCTTTCCATTTACTATTCTATTGATTCTATCTTTACCTATTTCATTGCCACCATCTTTTATTAATTCATAAAGGTCTGTTTGTGTCAATCCTCTTTCAATAAGTATTTTTTGAATCTTGGTTACTTCGATTTCAATTTTTGCCATTTCTCTTGTTTTTAAATTAAATGAAAGTGCGTTACGCATTAAGTCTGCACAACGCACTAAAAGTTTGTTTTTATTAATTTTACTATTGTTTTTGTTTTTCAAGTTCAAAGAATTTAATTGATGATGTATATTTTCTAATATCATCTCCCATTTCCTTTTCACTATCCCAACCAATCCAATCTCCATCGGGTGTTGCTTTAACAAAAAGACAATTTCCTAATATAGTATGTTCGTATCCATCTTGATTAAGAATCTTTATACCTCTTGACCATTGACCAAAAGTTCCTTCTTCATCACATATTAAGTGGAGTTCATAATTGTTAGATAAGTTTCCTAACCAAACTCTTTCAATCATTCTTGAAGTACAATCTACTAATTCGTATATTCTTTCAAGTCCGATATTTCCATTCTTAACATCTTTAAATTGGATAAGGTTAGTAATGGATTCTTCCATTGTGTTTTCGGGTTGCACATCAACCATAGCTATTTGTGTCATAATATTCGCTTTTTAGTTTCTATATCAAAGATACAATTATCTTTGGGAATAAAAAATTATTATTAAACTTTTAATTATTGTATTTTGTGTTTTTTCTTGTATAAATCGTTCCACTTGTAAATTGATTTTGTTCCACTTGAAAATTCAAATCGTTCCACTTGTTTTTTTTAAAGTATTAATAAACAAGTATTTAAGTGCTAATTTTGTTCCACTTGTTTTTTCAAATCGTTCCACTTGTTTTTTCAAATCGTTCCACTTGTTACTTTTTAGAGTTCTTTTCTTTCTCTAAATCCATAAGAGTTGTAGTTACTCCGTAATTGTAACCAATAAGAAAACTTGAATGGTTCAAGTCAATGGTAACGGACTTTCCTTTCCAAGTTAATTCTACTGTATCTTTTTGATTAGCTAAACCCTCTTTAACTTGATTGTAAAGCATATCTTGATACTCTCTATATTCTTCTTTTGTATCTATCTTAATTGATTCCGTGTATTCGTGTGCATTCATAACTTATTTTCGTTTTTTAATTTTAAAATTTTAGATATAATCTTTTTCCTTTTACTTTCGTTAGGAAGATTATCAAGTTTCTGTTGTAGCTTTTGGATGGTTTTTTTGATATTCATAGATGATTTTATTCTTTTGGTGTAACTGATGCAATAGTTTTATCGAGCCTTTCGTTTTTCTGTTCGTAGGTTAAAGAATCCCAATCTGATGGTATTTTAAAAGTTCCGTACATCAAACTCTCCATAGTTGAAAATACTATTCTTTGTTTATAATCAACAATAGTTTTTAAATCTTTATTTTCATTGGTTATCATTCCAATACTTAAAAAGAAGTTCATCAATTTAATTGTTGTATTAAAATTTATTTCTCCTACCTCTAATGTTTCCTCAATATTCATATTTAAAATGCTAAAGGTTGATTTTCTTGTTTCATTTCTTCATCAAATATATCTGATTCTATTTGTTGAAAATCTATCTCTCTATTTTCAAAAGAAGCAAAGTAATTTTCTGCCATCCATATAATAATTGGATTATCTGAATCTTGCATATTATACATAATATCTTTTACCTTTTCAACTGCTTCCTTATCTGTTTCAGCGTAGGTGTCAAACTGTATTTGAAATCGGTATCTTTTCTCATTACTACTCATAAAGTTCCTTTTTAATATTATTAGTGAATTGCTTAAACTTATTATTATACGTTTTAACGGGGTTTCCTTTTAATTTAGTAGGGAAGTTAAAGATTAACTCAAAGTCGATGTATTCATATCTAAAATCATCTGTATCGTGTTGTTTTACTAATTCAGCAAACACCTCATTTAAAATACCCTCATCTGCTTTCATTATAAATGCAATATCTAAATTAACTTCAAAGTCAATAAAGCCATCTGATTTCCAATACTCTACTTTGTTTTCTACTACTCGCTTTAGTATTGCAGAATTGCATCTTACTAAATGTTTTCTGTTTTTATACATCTGAACCATCAAAGGGGGTTTTGACACCCCCGTTAGTTTTACTTGTTTTCAATTTCTACTTTGAACCCCTCTGATAAATAATTCATTATCACTTCTTGCAGTTTCCCAAAGTATTCTCTTTTTAAAATCTTATGAGAGTTTTCATCGGTTATAACACCATTATAACTTTCTTGGATTGTCCAAGCCCTTAAACCTCCATAGTCTTTATCAAGTTTGATAATTACTACCTTGCTTACTTCTTTAACATCTACATTCATAATTTTAGTTTTATTTGGGTTTTCACACCCGTTATTTGATTACAATACAAATATACAAATTATTCTTAAAAACAAAAAATTATTCTTAATTATTTTCATATTCATTTTAAGCGTTTCTAAGAGCATTAAACCAATACACGCTTATATTCTGTTCGATTCCCACTTTGTCCATTATTAACCTACTC